CTACTTGTGGTTTTCTGCACAGAATTTAATAGCTCTGTCAGCTCGGTCGACAACCTCTTTGTATCTGACTGCCAGGCCGAGACATCGATTACGCTCGCGATCGGTGTTGGTTTTGGACAGTCGTTCAATCTCTGCGAGCTGGCTGCGCATCCGGTCAAGCTCATCACGGGAAGCAGACTCAGCAAGCCTAAGCTCAGATAAAGCAACTGCGTCGCTCGTCTGCTTGACTTTGAATTCCTCAATCGTTCTCTCGAGCGCTGATATTTGAGTACGGGCATTTTTGAGTTCCTCCTTGTTCTGCCCCTGATGGAAGCCGTAGAAGTATGCGGAAACGACCACAAGAGTTAGGAAAATTATTTTTGACATATCAAGAAAAGAACAAATTCAACTCCCGTATCCGCCGATCCTTCAGCCCTTCCGTGACCACAGGATTGTCCGGGTTGCAATACTTCGGCCACCAGGTGCGCACGTTTTCCCATTCGCCGCGGTTAATCATTCCGAATAACCTGTAGGTCCGGCACTTCGTCAGGCCGAAGTTGTAGACGAAACTCATTAGGGCAATGAACTGATTTTCGTTGATATCTATGCGGATCAGCGTTGCGAGTTCCTCCTGGGTGCGTTGGAGGTCTCGGTCTAAAAGCTCGTAGGCCTCGCTCCGTGTAATCACGTCGCCCTTATGTACATTCTGAGCGTGGCCGAAACCGATTGTCCAATGTCCTGTCGGACACCTGTAGGCCTCAGCCTCGAAACCCTCTTGCTCTGCCACAAACTGCGCCGCGAGCTCCGGAGGGAATAGCATGAGATTTTGTTTTCTCATTTATGCTCCTCCCGGTAACGCTTATAGAGTTCCTGGATCATCTCGGTGTTGTTCTGGATAGCCTTCTCATTGGCCCATATCCCTTGCTTCAACTCGTCAAATATCACGTCGCGCTCGCAGTAATACCACCCTAGTAGGAAGCCGAAGCAGATTGCGATTGCTATAGCCATTGACCTGCATAGGCGTATTGCCCATTCATTTAAAAAGACACTCATGATTTAGCTCCTAGTCTGCTGTCTAAAAATTTTTTGATGTAATAGGCGATGATCCGGACGCCGAGGTAGGCGGCCATAAAAGAGATACCGACGGCGGCAAGCTCATTTACGCCGTAACCCTCAAGAATCCAAAAGACGCCGATAGCGGTAACGCCTCCCGAGAGTGCTTCCCAAATGGCCTCAAACACCGAGAACTCAATCGGCCGCTCCTTTCGCTTTTCTCTCCAGTCGTCGACGTATCTGAGCAGTCCGGCAATGAGACCCAGGCCACCCACGCAGCCGATTAAGGTGTTTATCAATTCAGTATGTTTAAGCATGGCAATGTGCGCGCTCCTTGGAACTTTCTGTTCCGATTATCATTCGCTGTTTCTGCGTCATGTAGACACTCCCTAAAGCTTGATTGTCACCACTCAATTAAGCTTCAATGCAACGGCTTCTTGCATTGTCAACTATCAAGTTCGCTTCAAGTATCACCTCGACAAATCAGCCTTCTTGGGAAACTGTTAAACATGTTATGAGCGCTTTTTCTTTCAATGCGCACACCTAACGAAAAGCCCCTCGCGAGGAGGGGCGGAGTGGTTAAGAGGCGCCAAAGTTCGGATAAAAATCAATGTGCAGTATGGAGGCCACTATCGGTGGTGTTCCGTATCTAACCTTTACAGTGTATGAATCTCCTTTCGCTATTGGCATAGAACCTGACGGCCAACCCCAATCTTTGGAATAACAAAAGACAGAATCAGCTCCCATATTGTTTTGGATAAACAGAGTGATGTCCTTTGCTTGGTTATCCTCAAGTTGCGCCCTTACCCAGCCGTCACAAGGCGCTACTCCTGTGGTGATGGTTATCAAGTCGGTGGACGAAACCGTGGGAATGGTAGCAGTTGAGCTTTGCAATCCGGTTAAACGAGGCATTGACCTATGGCTTTTGTGAAAAGTCTCTAGGAGCAGTTGGAGGAGCGACTTCAGCATGACGCACCTCCTACAAGTGAAGTGTTACGCTGCCCCTTCGCTGGGAACGAATTTTGCCTCAAGCGGTTGCTGATCGTCTGTCTCGCAATAGAGACTAACGGTATTCCCCTTCCGAACCGGAGTTGTAATTCTGAGATAACCTTGAGAGTTAACGCAACACGTTCCCAGCTTTCCGGTAATGCCGACATTGACCGATGGCCGGTTTCCGCCGAATGTAATCCATCCATCACTTGGAGGCGTATAAAGCTGAGCCTGAGCGTGGTTAACAAAGAACGTTGTTCCGGGATTTGGGTTTGAGAAAAGACCTTGACTTCCGACCCATTCCTTCTTACCCTGCAAGAACTTCTCCGCAAAGAGCTGTACAAGCGACTTAAGCGACATAGCACATCTCCTTGCAGAAGAAGTTGGTTAAGAGCTTGATACCCCCCCCCGATAGTTTTAGTAAACCAACATTCAATGTTTTTAGCCTCTCTTGCGCATAACGTAAAGACTTGCCCTTTTGCTATCGGACAGGCGCACAAAAGAATGTCCCCTACAACTTGTGGAGTTGTAAAGACATTTACGTTTGGGGTTTGAGCTGAGGCAATACAAGTGGCTGTATCTGCCGTAAACTTTATACAAGCGAAGCCGTCAGTTGGGGCAACTCCATTGCAGACAGCGCCCCAACCGTCAATAGAGGTAGTTGTCGGAGTTAGCGCCACGTTGTCGGTAGACGGCATAGCCTGATGTCCTACAAGCTCCGATTCTTTTTTGCTGTAGAACTTTGAGAGAAGGAGGCTCAATGTGTTCTTTAACATAATGCGCCTCCTGTGGAAAGAAGGTTAAGCGTCTGAACTTGCTTTGTAGAACCAAAGGGAATAATCCGATGTGTTTCCGCCTCGGCATAAGAATTTAATAGTGGTTCCTTTTTTGACGTAACAGCAGAGACCACACCCAGCGGTGTTTCCGTTGAGGACGGAAGCAAGTGCCATTTGCCCATTATCGATTTGAATTTCAAGAGCTGAGACTGTGCTTGAATTGCACCGAGAAGTCGCCCAGCCGTTGCTCGGTGCAACATAGCTAAAGAAGTCCGTGGTGCTTGTGCAAGGAATGTTTGTGCCATTGCGGACAATCGGAGCACACTGTTCAGAAACCCAAGACTTTTTACTTTGCAGAAACTTCTCTGCGAAAAGTTGGATAAGGCTCTTAAGCATGACAGAGTCCTCCAAACAAGGCGATTATACCCCCCCCCGAGTGAAACGGTCTTACTTAGATAAATAATGACATCCTTCATGCTACTACCTTGAACAGTCCAGGTTTGCCCTTTTGCAATAGGAATAGTCGTTGCTAGACGGGCGCCCTCCCACGGGAAAGTTAGATTGCTCGCGTATCCTGCTGTAGCTATTCCAATAATTGGCACTGCACTTGTACTAGTACCCGTGAAAAACAAATATCCATCGTATGCAGCTATTCCAGAAAAGGCTTGGCCTGTCCACTCTGAGCCGATTGTTCCATTGTCAACTAATCGAGTGTATTTGTCGGAAGGCATTGCACTGTGTGCCGCCTCCTCCGGTGTCGTTCGACTATCCAGCAATCGTTGAATAAGTTGTTTTAGCATTTAAGCTCCTTGCCGAGCCTAAATGCTCGGCGTTGTTAAATTGGACAGAAGTAACAGTAGATGGTTCCCGCTGTTAGCCCATAGTGGTATTGAATCTTCTGTCCCTTCTTAAAGTATTGATAGGCTGAGATGTTGTACCCATTGTCGGGATACCTCACTAAGGTCGGCCAGTCAGAAACTCCTTCTGCCCGTATTCCCACAAAGTTGGCCTGAGTGCCATAACACCAGGCTATCCCATCTGCTGGAGTGACGTATTCAAAGTACCCTGTTGCCGTCGATGTTTTGACAACCACCGAACCCGTCAAACAGTCAGATATGCCTAGCTCAGTTGGTCTCTTACCATAGATACTACCCCCCCCCGTTTACAGCCCGTTTAGGAACGAGCTGATTTACAAGCAACTGAATCAACTGTTTAAGCATTGAAGCCTCCTCTCATAGATGTTCTTGCATTGACTTTCTGCTGTAGCTCGTATGCAAGAGCTGTCGGAAATACGGGCCACGAAACAAACGGGAAACACTGTGCCTCTGTTAAATCTCTCAAAGCTTGGCGATAGGTCTCAAGGGCCGCTCTGTCAGCGTCCTCTAAGGCACTGCGCTTGGCTCCTGCACTTCTTGCAACCGTAATATCCGGCAACTTCACATAGTCGTCGGTGTCGCTGATACGAGCGTTGCGCTCAGCCTTGATCTCGTTGCTGTAGCGCTCTTTGCAGAATGCGTCGGAGTTTTCCGGAAGGTCTGCCTGTGTGTAATATTTTCCATCAGCGCTCTGGTAAAGCTCGTCAGTAATTAACTGAGATTTGACCGCAAACTGCTGACCGGATTTGAACTTGACTTTGGCTTTGCCGATCAACGGTTTTTCCAACACTTCTACCTTCAGGTTGTCGGCTTTCAGGTCAGGCGTTGTGAAGGTATAGAGGTCATATTCATATTGGAAACCCTCGGGACGGTTGAGCGGTTCAATCGGGATTTCCTCTTTAATCGTGTTCCCCTTCAGGTACTTCTTATCTACCAGTGCGATAAGCTCCACGGAGCAAGGCTCGACATGGAACCCCTGAACGTCCGACAAGGACGTGATTCTGCCGTTGCCCATCTTCACGCCGTACTTCGCCACGGGTTTGGATAACGCCTTGGTTAGGTACTCAGCTTTGATTTCAGATAATGTAGTCATACTGCTCCTTATGAATCAGATTCGCTTGTTTCTTCAGCTTCGAGGGCGTCGATTTCCGCTTGGGTTGCTCCGTTATCTAAGCAAAGCTGTTTGAGAATTGGCACGAGATAGGCCTCGATCTTTGAGCCCAAAGTGCTGGTCACCCAGGCCGCTATCGCCGAAGCAAACGACGCGGCAAACGCCGCAGCCCATCCGATATTTGTTCGAGCTTGTGCCCGCTGAGCGTCTGTAAGATTGTTCTGCTCTGTGTACAAAATAGCCGTCGGTGCCTCGCCCGTATCGCCTTTTGGCCCGTCATTACCGATATCCCCTTTTAAACCGCGGGGGCCTTGAACCGAGAGTTTTATCCAATAGCTCGTGTTGGTAAGGACGGTGCCCGCAGGAACCGCCTTAATGGATTCGTAAATAAAACCGTCACTATCTTGAACACGGTCAAGAATGTCATAGGAAGCCGTGGCGCTCCACGTGCCTTTCCAAACATAACGGACTTTGCCAATACTAAGAGTTGGCATATGTAGCCTCCACTATTCCGTTGTCGTTAATAGAAAACTGAGCCGGCGCCAGGCCGACATATTCGAGTTGGAGTACGCCTTCCTCGTTGACCTCAAACTGCCCAAAGCACGTGACAAAAGGGCTTTGACCCATAGGCCCTCTCTCGCCCGGACTTCCCGCGGGTCCCGGACTACCCTGCAAACCGCGCTCACCGCGGGGGCCGCGAAGATTTGAAATCTTTGCACCGACGGTCGCGGTTGTTGCCGTTACCGTGGTAATCCGAAACAGATCGCCGTTGGTCGAATTAAGTACCAGGTCTCCGACCTTTACATAGGCAGAAGGCGTGAGATTAGAAAGCGGGAAAGTCTCCGACTCGGATACCGTCGGGCTTGTCCGGGTAGAGAATCCGGTTTGCGCCGCGATTGCTTGAATCTGCTGAAGGGTCCGCTGGCACGTGATTTTGTCGTCATTCGTCGAGTGAGCGTTGGCCTGCGCCTGGGCCGCAAGTTGCTCGATCGTCTGAAATGTTAGGACTAGGTCATCGATCTCACTCTTTAGCGCCTTGATCTCGGCGACATCATCTTCAACAGTAGCGTAGATTTGTTGCGCCAGCTGAGCGTAGGAGTTTGCAGTCGCGGCGATTTCCAAGACCTCAGTCAGAACTTGCTGAGGGGTTTTCTCAGATATCGACGGTACCACAAGACACCGCCCCATTACATAAGCAAGCTGTTGGATGAGTGCAGTTAACTTATCGTGGATATCGTTTAGAACGTTCGGTAAGAATCGGTCATAATTGGTTAACGAAGTTCCTTGCAGAATCGGGATTGAGGATTGAATAACAAACACCGTCCCGCTTTTAGGTGCCACGGAAAATACAACCACGCCTCCGGGATTATTCTCTTGGTCAGCGTTCAGAGTAACAGCATAAGCGTCTCGGCTTACCTGCTCCTCTGAAAGGCTGTCCACGCTGTCCGAGCGAAAAACGGCAATATCGGTCTGGGCGTTAAATACTTTGAAAGTGAAAGGAAATTCAGTACTTACACCATTTCCTTTCAGGATGCTTGTAGCCCTTAGTTCCTTTGAGATTGTCACACTATAACTCCGAAGTTTCAGCTATTGTCAGGCAGAAACTCTTCGTTATGTAGACAGCTCTAATAGCTTGAATATCCAAGAAAAACAGCCAATGGATTTTCTGTTTTTCCTTCTCCCATCGCCTTCTTTCCGCTGATTGCTCGGTTGATCGGAACCACTGGAATCGGAATCGGCGACCACTCCCCGAGGACGGTGATGGCTGCCTTCAAAGTATTTTCGTCCCACTCGTCTTTTGAAGCGGCTTGTCCAAGGCGGTACAAATCCACCACCTTACGTAAACCGCCTGTACCGCTGTAACTCCGAGGCGCCTCGCCCTCTGAAAGTGCTTGACCAAGCTCAGCCACTTCCCGAAGGCCTACAAGCAGGCCAAGGTTAAAGTTAACTACACTGCCGCCGGCCTTGATAGAAGTCTTTTTCAGCCAATCGTCATCGTCGTCACCGCTTACCGCAGCTTTAAGTCCTTCTCGAACAAAGGTCTCGATGATCGGTTGGAAGGCTAAAAGAGTGAGCAGATTAAGCGCTCGCTTCATGCCTTTCTGCGTGTGGCCGGTCACCATAGCTATGTTTAAAGCCGTGTTGAAGAACGTGTAGAAAACCGTGAAAAGTTTTGCCCATTCTCCGCCGCGCTCTATGCCGGATAAGTCTTGCGTACGACCGCCGCCCTGAGCATCCGTGACGGTTCTGTCAGCAATGGCAACGGCTCTGGCTTCTGTATTGCCTTCTGCGAGCGCCTTGTTGTATGCGCCTAACCAAGTGGGAACATCCACTAAGGCCTGCATAAATACGATTGGCATATAAGCACTTCGCATAAACTTATCTTTGAGCGCCCCGTTTGTCCCATTCACAAGGGCTTGAATTTCGGTAAGCTCACGAAACCGAGTTCTGCTTCTGTCGGCCATTGCCTGACTCTTGCCGCAGACTTCCTTCCACTTGCCATAGGGATTGAGCATGAATTCGCCGATCCCCTTTGCGGACCACTGCGGCCCTAAGATCGTCACGGTTTGAAGCATTCCGATTGGCTGGATCAACGCTGTTACGACATTAAATCCAATACCAATAAGAGATACGTTCGCCCTAAGAAGTGCGGCTATTTCGTCCCAGTTCGATTTTTGAGCTGATGTACCGGTTGCAATATCTTCAATCCATTTTCGGATTGCTCCTTCTGCCTCTACACCCCAATAGTCTCGGATAGTCTCTCTGAGTTTCTTTTGCCTGAATATTTTATTGGTATCTGCCAGCCACTCCTGCCAGCAGAGCTCATGAATTTCTGCATCCAACCCTTCAAACGCAGCTCTCATAGTTAGCGTGAGTGGGCGATCGTAGACGTGTGCCAAACGCTTTTCCAAAAAGCCTCTTCTTGCGGTTCGGCTTGAGTGAGCACCGTCCATAAGCTCTTTGGCGGCCTGAATATCATCCTGATCCTGAGCTTGAAAAGACGCTTTCTTATCGTACTGAATCGGATAATAACCGCCTTTTAACGTAACCTCCTGACCGTCTGCCAAAGTAACAGTTAAAGCCTGCGGCTCTACTCTTATCGGAACTCTTCCATAGACTCTGCGTTCCTTCTCAGCAATCTGCGGCCAAAGTTCATTAAAGGCATCCCAAACCTTCTGCACAGAAGCAAGTTCTTCTGCGCTTAGTGCCTCCCCTATTAGAGAGAAAATCTGCTCCTTTGTCCATGTCTTTCCACCTGACCATGGAGCACTCTGCGAGCCGTCAATAAGCCTCTGTAAGTTTTCTTTATTGCCTGCGTTTAGAGCGATTGCCCTTACCTGTTCCTGAGTGAGGTAGGCATCTACCGACTTAAAGTGCCGTTTCACTCTGTCTTTTCTTGTTGTTCGAAGAGAACGTGTTGCAGAAAAAAGTTTTTCTGCATATTCGTTTTTCAACTGTACTTCTTTAGTCCCGCAGGAATCCGCTCTGGAGACAACGTAGTCAAAAAATTTCCCGAACCTCGTTCCTTCCATCGCCGCAAGAAGGGACGGAATTCTCGCGTGTGCCAATCCGATACGTTCCAGCTGTTCTTTAAAGCGAACCAAGGCTCCGGTCTCTTCCATTTTTCGTGACGCTTTTCTGCCGCGAGACTGCGCCTGTTGAACGATCGCGCCGGTTAGCTCATCTACAACTGTACTGAGTTCGCGTGCCTGCTCTCCGTCTAAAATCTGCTGTTCTTTTCGTCCTGCCCGGTAAAGGTCTCTGACTGCCAGAGCTGCCTCCTTTTGAAGTGCCCTTGTCATTTCCTCAAAAGGCTTTTTATTGGCGGCGTACAACATGCGGTGGTTGATCAAGCGCTGTTCGAGGCTTGGGTCAATCGGAGGCACTGTCTTTTCTTGGTTAAAGAGAGACTCCAAGAATTCTCGCAGGCTCAGCTGATGTCCTTCTCCGAGTTGGCGCGAGGTTGTAATTCCCATGTTCTCCAAGAGTCGTTGGATCGTAACGAGATAATCCGTAGACAACCCTTCAATCTGATTCTTACCAACAAGCTTCTTAAAGAATTTGACATCTTTCTTCCAAGCCTCGACAGCCTTTTTCGCCTCTATCGCAAGGCAAGTTTGGTAGAGTTCCTGCCGCTTGGCACGAATAGCGCCTTTGATGTCTCCCTGCTTTTGCAGGCGCCGGGCCTCTTTAGCACGAAGGCCCGCTGCCGTTCTGAATTTTTTCGGGTCAATATCCTTCACTCTTAGGCTGAGGATTTCCTGCTCTGCCATCTTCTCGAAGATATCGAGATCAAGCCTACCCGGCGCGGTTTTCTCCATAGCAGAAATCTCTGTTGCTAGAAGCCGCTTTAAGCTCGGGTTGAAGATTGCTTCATCGGCCGTTCGCTGGATTTCCTCTTCGGTTGCGAGCTCGGCGTGCTCCGCGTACATTCTTTCCTGAGTTGCCGCTTGAACAGCCTCTTCCAACGTAGGAGCGTTCAATAAAGCCTCAGCCATTTCCGCCAAGCATTGATATCCGTAGCTCTGCGCAACCTGCTCTCCGAATTGATGCTCTCCGTCTGTCCCAACAAGGCCTTCTTCTGCAAGACGCTTGATCCCGGCCTCGTCCACTCCCACGCTCTTTAATTCACTGGGCGTAAGTTTGACGGCTATATCTTTGCCGTTTTCATGCTTGCCGTTCTTCAGGAAATCCCACACTTCATAGATGGGTGTTTTAGATAAATCTGAACGAATCTCCGACTCAATCCGTTTGCGCTCGCCTTCGGATTTTTTACGAAGTGCATCAAGCGTTTTTCCTCGGAGGTTTGCGATATAGGCCATATCACGCATGCCGCGGGCACGCATGTATTCAATTGCCTCCGCGTCTGTCTCACGATACTGTTCAACATAGTTCAGCCATGCTTCTTCGGTAAAACCCGATTCTGCGAAGCTATTAAACATCTTGAACATGCTTCTGCGGTAACGAGCCTCTTGCACTTGCTCAGTGGAAATGAACAACTGGTCGAAAAGTGCTCGTACATCGTCACTCATCTGAACACCCGGGATATTGGACACCACGGTATAGATTGAGCGCAACCACTGAGCAAACCGACGGAAGACTGAGCGAAGTCCTTTTGTCGGGGCATTACCCTCAAAGAGATAAGCCTCAAAATGCCGTGCAAATTTTTCATGCATCGGACGACGTTCTTCAAAGGAAAGATTTTCCCAAGCGGTCAGTGAATCAACTCCCAGCCATTTGAGTGTTGCAAGGGTCCGATCTAAAACTCGTTTTTCTCCTGCGGAAAGTTCGCCTTTTGCCTGAAGCTTCTTACTGACATCAATCAGCATGTCGAGGTAGAAGTGGCCGCTTTCATGCAGGAGTGTGGACTGGTCTGCACTGAACCATCGAACGATCGTCTTGGAGTCCGGGAAGTAGTCACCCATATTGCCCTGTGATAGACTGCCCTCGTTGTTCAGCGCGGAAGGAGACGCCTTCCCATAATCGGCAGAGCGGCTCACAGGAATCTCTGTTGGCTGAGCCGTCTTCACTTGTGGTTTTAGAGCATCTTTATCCTTTCGTGGTATCATATCGGCATAGGACGAAGAGTCGATTGCCTTTTCTAGGTGATTATCATAGCCGTGTACCGTCCCTGTGGACGAGCTCGTTAAACTAGTGAGAGGGAGGTTCCTCACAGCGGCGTACTCTCCGTCCTTATTATTTTTCTCGGCCAAAAATCTATTTTTCTTCAGCCAAGCTCTGTACTGACCTTCTGTTCCTGTGAAGGCGGTCGCCAAACCCAATCTTAGTTTTTCTCCTTTTCGATTCGCATTGTAAGTTACAAGGAAAACCCCAGACAGCCACTTTCCGTTTGGTAGTTTTTTGCTCATCCAAACTCTGTCTCCCCATCTACCGCTTCCTATAAATTCAGCTTCCATTGGCAGATTCATTACTTCTACCCATTCCTGAGTTGAAAGCTGGTGCTTTTTAGCATGGTTTCCTCTATCTTTATCCATTTGGATTTCCGTGCTTGCTACAGGAACTTTGAAGTTCTTTTCAATGAATTCTCCAACTCCTTGCGCCAAGTTGATCTTTTTAACGAACCTTGCCTTAACGGAATCTTTCAAGAACTCCCCAAAAGTCTTATCGTAGATCGGAGAAGGCATATGCAAAGAATCACCTCGCACCTGAGCGCTTCCGTCGAGAACTCTCTTTAAACCATGCTCAGCCCAAACCGCCTCAGGCAATGCGCCTAGGTCTCGTGCAAGATTGTTGACGAGCGTACTTAAAACGGTAGTAATCGCTCCCTGCTCTGCTTTCGTAGCGCCTGAGTTCTCCATAAGAGAAGCAATGTCCTTACCGACACGCTTAGAGGATTCTCTGAATTCCGAATCATCTTTTTTCAGTGCGGTTTCAGCCTCTGCGGCGGCAAGCTCAGTGATCTCCTCCTGTACCTCACGCGCCTGATGTAAAGACATCTGTCCTTCCACTCGGACAAGTTCCGCCAAAGATTGGTTCAGTTCGGAAGTTGCCACTTTGGTAGTGAACTCTCCTACAGGGATTGCAATCTCAGAGCCTTCCTGAACGGCCTTCGTAATCTCTTCTGCTCGTTCGGGAAGCAGTTCTATTAACCGAGTGTCTAAGCCTTCCTGATGCAAAGATTGTCCGTCAATGAGCACGTTTCGTTTATCGGGCGAAGCGTCTTCTGCCACGGCCTCAATATATTCAGACGCTGTCTGAGGATCGCGAGCAATAAGCTTAGAAGCCTGCGCAAACTCTCCCAGTCTCTTAAATGCTTCGGCGTTAGCCTCTGCCATGGCCCGCTCTACTGAAGCACCTTTAAGGCGTTTTGCTCCCGCAGACAATACTTCAATTGGAGCTGTAAAACCTTCTCCGGCAAATTCCGCTACCACGTCACCCCAATTCGTGATTTCACCTTTGGCGAGCAACTGTCCGCTTGCCTCACCCGCTGAGCCCATGGCGCCTTGGATCGGGGTCTGGACTGCCATATTTGCCATCTCCTTAGCAAAAGGAGAGGAGATTTTGCTTTTAACAAAAGCAGGCAAAGCAAGCTTTCCCGCAAGCCCTGCACTTAATCCGTCGAAAAGAGCAACTCCGGCGGCATGACGTTCGGACTCTCCTTCTACGTTCTCATACAGACTTCTTAGCTTCGGGTCTGTCATGAACTTAAGAATCGAGGCTCCGCTTTGTACGTCAACGGAGTTCTCACCCATTGCGCTCAGCATGCCGGAAGCCTTGTCCAGCCCATATGAATAGGAACCTGAAAGAGCTCCCATAAGAGCCGGAGCCGCGGGTCCGGCAAAGGAGGAGGCCGCCAGGATAGGCAGCATGGGTGCGTATTGAACCAAAGACTCAGGGCCGATATCTGCAATAACGGATGGGTTTGAAAGAATAAGTTCAATCGCTTCACCTGCTGTCTTTGCCTCCGAGAGTTTTTGAGAGGCCTCGTTGTGCGGATACAATCCGCTCTGCGAATTGTTCCAAGCAGTATCTTTTAGTGCCTGAGAAAGTTCCTCCTGAAGTTGGGTACGAAGGGCCGGAAGACCGTGCTCAAAAGCCACGCGATGTGCTTCTCCTGTCGGATCGTCTTCTGATCCGAACAACTCTTCTGTGCTTACACCTTGCGCCAATTGCTTCTCGGTGTTCTCGAGTTCAAGAAGCTGAGAACGAATTCTTTCTGCCTTAGCCACGTTGCCGAAAATCGGCATAGCGTTTGCGAGGTTATATCCGCCTCGAGCAGTTGAGTTTCTTAGCGTCGAAAGAGCTCCTCCAGCTTTAGCAGGCGCACCCATGATCTTCCACCACAGAGTCTCAAGGGAGTACGTGGTGGGCAAGTCGTCTTTCGTCAGATTTGCAAAATCCACCTCCCCGGCTTTTCTAAGGTACACGGGCGTCGCTTCTTTTAGCGCATCCTGAGCGTAGAAGTTGTCCACTTCAGCGGGCGTCAGACCGTCAGCCATCTGCGGCTCAACATCGAAGTCCCGAGCTTTCTTTAATCGAGCCGCGGTCTCTTCCGGGCTTTCCTTAGAGGCCATTGCCGAGGCCAAACTCTCCAAAGCTTCCGTACGGTTCTTATCTGCGTAATAGTCCTTCAATGTATTCGACGGCATTAGAAATCTCCTTGTACTGCATAGTTCGGTCTGCTGGCTTCAAGGGCTATCCCTTTCATCCGAAGCGTCAGATATTCTTTGAAAAGCTGAGCGTTGGAAAAGCGTTTGCCGGGGTTGCTCTGCATAATGGCTTCCGCATACTGCTGAGGCACCTTCCCGTTCATAGAGACAAACCAGTCGGGATTGCGGCTGATCATGATGTGGTAAAGCGCTTCCTGCACTTCTCCGTCAGTGGCCTCCCTGTCCAGCCCCATCGCTTTAATTCTTTGATTGGCGTATTGCTTGAGCTGGTTGTAGGCATCTAAGTTTCCGTGGTTTGGAGTGTCTCCGGCCTTTAGCTCCATGAGCCCCTTTTGACTGTCAAAAATGAAGCCCTCTATATCAAAGCGGCAAGCCATAAGACTTTTAATAAAGGTGTTTCTCTCTTCCTCGGTCAGCTCCCGCTGAAGCTTGGTCTGCTCAACGTTAATAGCCTTTTGAAGCTCGGAGAGCAAGGCTCCGGCCTGTTCCTCCCCTAGGTCCTTAAACTTCCCGCTGGTGGTCCTCAAGTACGATTTAATGTTTTCGATCTTCGCGGTCTGATACTCAGGCAGACTTTGTCCGGAGGCTGACACCATCCTTGCCTGAGAAGACTTATCTTGCGAGGCTCCTTCCAGCTCATGCATTTTCACCCATTGAGTCTCCAGCGTATCCCATTGCGTAGGAGAGAGCCGAATCCTCATGCCGTTTAACTGCTCGCGGCTCAAATTAAAGAGTTCTTGCGGGCGCACGTTGTAGTGCTCAAAGAGTTCCTTATCGCCGCTCGTGTCACCCACTTGAAGTTTTTGGGCCCATGTCCGAAGCTCAGCCTGCGTTCTCAGATTCATTTGCGGCAGAAGCTGAAGCAGTCGTGTGTCCTGTAAATCACCTCGGGTTTCGGCAAGAATATTTACGCCGTCATTTAAGAGATTGGTTTGTTCTTGGACATAATCTTCGTTATCTCTTTGCTGAGCAGTCGCCATAGCGTTTACTATCTTTTCCCGAGTTTCAGGATTATCTCGAGCTTCTACCGATACGGGCGAACCGTCCGCTAGCGCGGCTTTTTCTAACTCTTTTCGTGTTCGGGTTCTGCGAAGAGCTTGAAAGTATCTCGGATCACCCGGAGCGATTTCTCTGCCGTCACTGCTGTGCGCAACACCTCCGAATTCTTTCTGCACCCACGAGGCCGCTTTGTTCACGTAGGCAACAGCATCTTTGCCTGCTAGCGCTCTATAACCTAATTTCTTTGCTCGAGCTCTATGTTCTTCTGTTCCGAAATATTTTCGCCAGCCTGAACCGTCCCCTCCGTTTTCTTTATCCATACTGACCGCAAGATTCACATTGCCTCTACCGGCGTTATAAGCACCTGCGGCTTTCAGTAAATCACCATCGTAGAAACGGATATGGTCGGTAATAATCTTGACTCCGATACGCTCGTTAAAGGCCGGATCGTATTTGATCTTCTCTTGTACCTGAGCCCTTGTAAGCTTATCGCCTAGAGATTGAGAAGCTTCGTAGGCCGCATCCGCACTTACTTGGAATTTTCCATAGCAAAAGTCTCTGGGATCCTTAGGAGTCTTTCCATCCGAGTACCGACCGATCAAAACTTCGTCATCGTAGATAACGTTACCTTTATCGTCTTTTTCAATCTTGCCGTTGGCGTCTCTGCGAGGCACTTGCTCGAACTGACGATTGGCTGACTCTTGGCCCGATATAAAACCGGTTCCGAATTTGACTCCGAGTCCTTGAATTTTTTCTTCCGTTACGGGACCGGCTAAGGCAGAGGCAACCAAAGTCTCGGGCGTATTCTTGTTTCTCTCCCTATCTCTTTGTACCACCTGATCAATTTGATAACCCTGAGAAGCAGCTCGGATTTTCTCACCATACTGTCTTACAGTCTCAGGTGTCATGTGAGGCGCATAGGTGCGAAGAAGCCCTGAGGCCTGCTCTGCCACTGCCGGATTCTTTTGAGCTTGGAAAAGGAGTGTGTCCAGAGCGTTGCCTACGGCCTTGGAAGTTTCCTCGTTTGTTTTTACGATAACCTCCTGTTCGCTCCAGCCTCCTATGCGGGCCGCTTCTTTCGTTGCTACCGTGATGTCTTCAATCTGAGCCCCCAGCATTCCAGGGTTGTCCGCGTAGAGCCCGGCCGCTCTTTGAGCCAAAGCAATTCTGTTATCGATCGAGCTTTTTTGATACTGCTGTTGCTGCTGAAAAGCATGACCCATGACTTGGTCGTAATTGCCGTTGTAGAGGTACAGTGCCTTTCTGTTGAAGAGCTGTTGTTGCTCGGGTGTTAAAGACTTGGCTATCTCGCCTCCGTAACGACGTGCGTCTTTATCAACTCTGTCCGCCAGCCCTAACCCGTTCTCATCCCTTTCCAAAGCGGCCTTTTCTTTGAGACTTCTCCAGCCGTCATTCTTACCATCCTCACCAAACTCCTTTTGGATCATGTAGCGCTTTAAATCCGTAAGCGCATCGTCAACGCGGACGTTATCCTGCTCCGCCTTAAACTTTGCCGCAAGGCGCAGTGCGGGATTGAAATCAACCTTAGGCTTGATGACTTGATCCGCATAATTGGTAAAGCCCATCGTCACGGGCTGGTTGTTCATCAAAAGCTGAGGACCGCCGTATGTAGGAACTTTTGCCATCCTTATCTCCAAAGGCCTAATCCGAATTTACCGTTGTACATGTACCAGTTGCTTGCTACCTGAGTTGCCCCGCTGAGTCCTGCTCCTAGGGCCGCAACCGGAGCCAAAGAGTTGTTAGCCCCACTCATGGTTCTGAGCGCTCCGCTTTGTGCCCCGTACTCAAGAGACTTGCGGTTGTAACCCCAAGCGGCCTGCATTGCGTTGAACTTAGCCGTCCAAACATCCATTTCTTTATCAAGGTCAGTATTAGTTGCAACTTCAGCCACGTTGCCTACGCCGAGCGCAACTCCGTTGGCGGCATAGCGTGCCCTTTGCGCTCCTTTGAGTTGCCCGGCCCTTCGAGTAATCTGAGCGACCTTCTGCTCACCTTGGCGATAAGCTGTTTCCGCTCCCATGCGCATAATCTCAGCGTTGTCTTGCGCGATTTGTGCTTGCTTTTTCTGAACGTAGGCCGAGGTCTTTGCGCCTACAAAAGCGGAATACATTCCTCCGATGGCTTGCCCTATGGAGGCTCCAAGCATGATGCCGTTAAGTCCGCTTCCCAGGGCTGACGAGCTTTCCGGAATTGGGTTGAGGACTCCGAGTCCGTCAGGGCCCACCGGAGCGCATCCGACAGAAGCCATGTGTTCCCGAAGTGCCGGTGACATATTCGTTATAGAAGCCATACTTATTCCTTTACTGTGCTAAATCGCAAGTGATGCCTACAAGCGTGAGAGGCAAAGGGTCTTTCTGTCGAAGGACAAGTTGTCCTGATGCGTTCCATGAGCCTGGCAGAGGAACATCAATCTCTGTGCTCAAAGGTTCAGGAGGTTCTCCATAAGGCTCGTCCAATCTCTGTTTCACCTCGGTAAGATCATCAAAACTCGGTCCAACAAATATCCCGCTGGACTGGTAAACCTGCATCCAAACGCGATTGATATTTTTCTGATGACCTCGTCCGAAGGAGCCGTCCTGAAGATTGACAATAAGCGGGAGTGTTTGGATTTCTGAAATAACGGGCAGCCCGACTTGGATTTTCTTGGCCGGAACTTCAAGCGTAATTTGTCCGTTCTTGACCTTTTCACGAGGAAGCACTGCACCGTCAGCAAGGATTGCCACTTCACAACCCTCAAGATAATCGAGGCCCGAAAGTGTTTGAGTTTCTTCCCCTTCGTAGGTTGAACCCGCGTCCACGTGGAAGCAGTTTTCCAAGCCGTCATAGAGCCGCTCGTGCATTCGTTCTATGAAACGTACTGTCGCGCCGTTAATCGTTCTGCGCACGACAGCGTACAAAATATCCTCATCTCCTTCCGGAACCACAGCCACAGACTCAAAGGCGCCGTTGATCGTATCGTGTCGATGCCATGCGCTTACGGCTTGCTCCGGCATGTATGTCAGTCCGAGCAATGTGCCGTCTGTCATCGCGCACCAAATGATCGGATGAGGGCTCAAGGCTAGTGCCATGTCCTTTACTCTCGCTCGCTCAAATAGATGCGGAGCAAACACACAAAGATCGTTTACGGCAAAGCCTCCCTGCTGCCAGTTGTAGCCCATCTCAATAACGTGTCCTCCACGCTCTGAGGCATAGATAAGGTTTGATCGAATTAGAAGCGGCTGTACCTCTGAAGCCCCCTGGTAGACCTGCGGCTTTGCGGAAACAGATTCCGGAGTAATAACGTCTGAATTTGCCGGTGATAATCTAAAGATGGCACTTTCAGACAATGCCAGAAGCTGAGACAAAGGTGCCAAGTGCTTGAGCCTTGAGACCTTTTGAGCCGCGATCTTGAACTTGATGCGGTCATCATCTACCACGGGAATGTGGTAGGCCATATCGGTTTCAGTTCCCGAACGAGTCATCCATACAAACTGCGGACGCTTGATCGTTCCGGCAAAGCAGCGCCTCTGCTCAAAATATGCAACCGCGCTCGGATAGTCCCCGGCACCAAACATCGAGTCATATCTCGGAGGAGTGATGCCGTCGTCAGCATCGACTCGGTTATCCTCAAAGCTCGTCCCCTCCGTTTCGCCGATATAACCGAAAACTCCGGCTGTGGACTTATAAACTCTATAGCGTGCGGCCCCGGCAACAGCTGACCAAGTAATTCGATTTAAGGCGTTATCCCACCAAAGGTTGCAGCTCACGGAAGCCGCGGCAGAGGGCGCGCTTTCCCTCTGCCCTTCGTCGGAGTCTTGGACAGCAGTTACTTTGTATTTGTATGTGAAGCGACTGTCGGATTCATTCCCATTGGGGACGTACTCAACGGAAACATTCCCCGGAGGACTCAGGGGCGCATTAAATGCTACGTCAATCAGACGCCAGTCATAGGCTCCGTACCTGCGAAGTTCCTTTACCGGATAATGCGGATGCACGAGCGTCATGACGTCAGCCGACTGAGCGTAATGAATCACGAAAATATCATCGGAGCTATAGGGCGTAGAAATCTCGTAAGGCGTTCCGTTGGCGTTCAGAAGAGTTCCACCGCGGGAGTGGAACCGGATGTACTGATGTCCGAATTCAAGGATCATCGTATCGGTAGAAGAGAATTCAAAGGCGATGAGCCTTGACGGTTTATCTGCGTACTTAGCTTGTCTGACAAAAGCAAACCCACTGCGGTTCTGCACGGGTCCCTGAGGCAAACAGATAAAATTTCGGCAGACTGCCAAACCGGATTTGTACTTGTCATTGTCAATACGACCGTACATCGAAGGCGATACTTCACCGGTAAAAGATGATTGAAGAGTTCTTACTGCCATAACTACCTCACGGCAATCCAAGGAGCTACATGGCAGATCGGCTCATAATGCTGACCTGCGTCCTTTTTCATGGCTTCTGCCAGCGCCCTTTCGTACTTCGTTGTGATTGCAGCAGTGATCTGCACGCCCTCTTTGCCTTTAATCAAAGCACCGGCTAAAGCTTGCGCCAAGTGCCAAGCTAAAGCATCCACGAAAAGAGGAGGAAAAGAACCGACACCCGGCTCCGCCATAATGTATTGAATAACCGGTGTCGGGCAATCGGTATAAAGCGCCGGAGACCCGTCATACCTCTCCACGACAAAAGGCGGATTCTGCGGCCACGGGGCCCGCTGAATTGCGCTTGGACGTACCGAGATAACTCTTTGACAGTCGCTCGGCAATGCAAAGAGCCCTCTCCAGCCATGAAGCTCCTTTGTTTGAATCTCGGGAAGCGCCGCTCGTCTGGTTGCAAACCTCCAGTCGTGAGCCTCTAGGAGAATTCCGACTGAGACCGGATAGAGGATTGCGCACACCTTTGCGTGCACACTGCCCTCCGGAGGCTTAATGCTCGTAATAGATCCTGCTTCTCCGACGCGAGTAAGTGCAAGATTACAAATGCTGACTTCGCTTGCCATAGCCGTACCTTTAAAAAAGGGCGCTTGCTAAGAGCGCCCAATACCCACAACCTCAAGGAGAATGACTCAATCGTTACTTATTCAATTTGTTTAGACGGCGCTTCTTTGGCCGCAAACCAATTGTCGTGGCTCATAGAGACAAATGCTCTTACCTTGCCTTTTGTCGGAGCGCCGCCGAACTTGGCCTGAATAAACTGAAGGGTCTTCTCCGGAATAGGCAGCGCAACTTGTGTGCCTGCTTCCGGCGCCGTCAAGGTCTCGGAAATAACAACGTCCTTAAAAGTGCCGGAAGCACTGTCGCAGTGTGCGATGGAAAAGCTCAGAGTTCCTGTGACATCTTCCATCACCTGAAACACAACCGAGAGAATGCGATTCATGCCCGGGGTGGGCTTGACCTGACAAAGGTCAAGTGTATTTGCGGATGCCGCAGCCGCCGTAAGCGCCTGTCCTGCATCTGGAGTAAGCATTAAGAATGCGTCTTTAATCATCGAATTTCTCCTGTATTAACCATTTCGTTGCTTAGGACCCGCCCTAACCGCCTTGAGTGGTTCCTTCCTGAGAAGCTCCGCCCTGAGAGGCACCGCCGGACTCAGTTGTCTTTGTAGGGAACGGAACACGCTTTTCAGTCGGGGTAAGAGCATCCACAATTCGGATCGGGATGCCTGCATACTTCAGAACCGGATGAGCCTGAGAGACTTGATCCAAAGAAAGCTGAACATTCTTGCGGTTCATGCATTGAGCTTCCAGAGCGTTGCGAACTTCGCGGTTGCAGTAGAAAGCGATGCGGCCGGTATTGAGATTCGGAAGCTTGTTCTTTGCAGTCATCAACAGACGAATAAGATCTGTGCCGCCGTCTGTCTGCGGATCGTCTGTGAGAGCCTCTTGATCGATATTGGCGATACGGACTACATAGCGCCAATCACGAAGCACGAGACCGAGATCCCAGTCGTACTTAGTACCCAAGCAGACATATTTACCTCCATCGGCATCAGTCGTCAGGTATTCGCCCAAGTCTTGGTGAGAGATGCCGGCGCGGGATCCTTTCGGATAAGTTGTAAAGAGTGTGCGAGGAGACCAGCAAAGAAGCCAAATAGAAGTGAGCTTATTGCCTTTGCCGCCCGCGTCGATAATGTTTTTGGCATTATCAGCCTTCTTCGGGTCGCCGGAACAATAACGGGGAGCAAGACCCAAGATCTGATCCACACCTGTCTTGTCGTTACCATAAATAACTGCACGCTGTACTTTTTGAGACATTGCCTCGATAAAGGCAGAGTCTTCTGTCAGACGCCACATGCCGGACCAACCATTGATCAGAGCAAGTTTCTTATCAATTTCGGACAAAGCAGAAAGCATGCCGATCGAGTCTTTGATCTGCGCCGTGGTGGACTTGGACGGCTGGACGCCCCAGTTCAACATACGCCATGCAACTTCAGGCAAACCCGTTCTCACGGTCGTGAGATGCTCAGTCACACCGTTGGCCTCAATGGAGGTCAGGTCTTGAAGCATCTCATTGGTTTCGGACATCATTTCAATGATTTCCGTATCAATCTTCTTGTTTCCGTCTAAACGGGAAACGACATCTGCCAGTGTCGGATTAGAGGTATTTAAAATGCCCATTTGTCACTCCTGTTTAAGTTAATTACCAACGCATCGGAGAATTCGGATACATGTCCGCAAAACCGTTGTCTCGTGGTGTCGGAGCACCCTTAACGCCGGAGTCCTGTGAAGTCATCTTGCCGATGCGGTAGAACAGACGAATGACTTCAGGGTGGTTGCAAAGGCCGGAATTGTTCAAAATCTCTCTAAGTTCCGGAGTTGCCAATTTTTGGTAAGCACCAACCGCTATCCCTTTATTCGCTCCAAAAGCAGCTCCGCCAAATTCAGGATCAGCTTCAGAGGCCTTCAGCCACTCACCGGCTTGACGAACCAAGTCAGCTCGGAGTTTGGTTGCTACAGACGGGGCTAAAGAATCCAAGACCTTCTGAGCCTGCTCCTGAGAAAGACCCGCCTCACGAGCGGCTGTAGAAAACTGCTCAATGCTTGTCGGATCAATCGCCGGATTCTCTCCAAAGTTAAAAGGCTCATACTTTTCAGGAGCGGTACTCTGCTGCTGTTGCCCATCATTGGTTTCCGGATTGGGAGGATTGACTTCGCCCAAAGCGTTTGGCATCCCGTCGGTTTTCGGAGGATTCGACTGAGTGGAATCCTGCTGCTGACCTTCACCTTGAGTCTGCTGACCTTCTGTAGAAGCGCCTTGGGTGCCTAAGCCAGTCGAGCCAGTCTGATTTTGTCCATCTGCCATTCTTTCTGTTCCTGTGTCATTACAAAATACTGTTGCGGACAAAGCCGCTGAATTTCACCTAAGAGCCAATAGCCTGTCTGCTTCTTGCCTTCCTCAAAAGCCATGCTCATGCCCGGCTCGGGCACTTTGGGATTAAATGTTGAGAGGAAAACTCCGGATCTTTCCAAGAGCCTCCAGGCAAAACGCCTTCCGGACTCCGTACTCAAGAGACTCTCAATGTCTCTGTCATAGGTCTCTTGCTCGATCTGCGCGTATCGCTCTCCTTCAAGCCTTGCCTGCTCCTCGTCGTAAAGGTTCTGCAACGGGTCGTAGTCTTGCCCCTCTGTCACTTAATCAAGCTCCAAGCAAAAGCAAACGGAACCGAGGCAATACCCAGCAGAATCAACCAACGAGCGGCAAAGAACCAGAGAGGAAACTTTTCACACATACTCAGCATCAATCTTCTCGCGTGCTTTGATATAATTAATTTCATGTTGAGAAGTTCCTAAAGTGTTTCTCGACACCGCCGCTGACTAGACCCCAGCGGCATTTTTATTTCTTACAAAAACTGCTTAATGGCTTTGCAAAGAAGAAAAATCGACGCGGAAGCTATCGCACCATTTACCACCCAGCAAAAAACTTCTGCCTTAGCCGGTAATCCTTTAACAGTTAACAGTCGGAACATTCTTCTTCCTATTTCAAGCCTTGGTATAATTCTCATATCGACCTATCTTGGTTAGGTTGATCAAGCGCTTGGGACCGCGAATCCTGAAGCGCATTTTTATTTCTGACCATTATCAGATAGATTTTTCTCGTTATGTAGACAGCACAAAGCCCCGACTGGCGGGGCTTGCGAGAAGTAAAGAGCTTTTTAATAACCTGTAAAAGCACCCATTATTTGATCGGGTGATTGGCTCTGAAGACTGTCTGCACTGATCCCTAAATTTTTCGCAACATTGGCTCCCTGCTGCATCATCGCCATCTGCTGAGCCGCTTGCTCTTGCTGAGCTCTTTGCTGGCGGATCAATGTCACTTGATCCCCCGAAACGATAAACCGAGGATCAATTCCTAAAGCATCGGAATAATAGTCAACCCAAAAGTCACTATTGAACTTATCCAGCATATCCGGCTTCATTCCGGCTAAGACACCTAAATTCTGTGTAAAGCGGTCAATAGAGTTCGTCGTGATTGCTTTCTGAGCCTGCGCGAGAATGGATATGAATTCGACGTTTACCGGAGCACCTTGCAGCTCTTCTGGGATCGGAGGCAACATGTTGGTTTCCACCATACGCTCAAAAGTTAGAGCGATCAGCGGATCCAGTGCCTCAGAATTCAATCGCTCAAGCACCGGTCCCATAAGGATCATTTTCTCTTCATGGCGCTCGGCAACTTCAGTAGCCGTCATCGTTTTATCCGTCGAGTTTGCCATCATCATGAAGATGTCACGATAGAAAGTCTCGTTGATGCGTCCCCGGGTATCTTGGATATCCTGCAAAAGAAAATCCAAACGCAGAGGTACTTCAAAAGCAGATCGAATGTTCTGCGCCTGAGCCGCATTACTGTAGTACGTGACGCCGCCCGGAAGAATATTGGCGCCGGCGTTCTTTAATTCCGCAGGCATAATCACCGGAGGATTGGTCTGATAATCAATCGCCTGAGACTTTCTCTTTTGCTCCTGCTGGAGTTGCTTTAAATCTCCCAACGCTTCCATTCCGGGAGAGTTTCCGTAGATGTCTCCGCCGGTCACCGACCACCGAGCGCAAAGTGCTGGAAAGTTTCTAAATCCGGTTTCTCTTAGGACCTTATCTTCGGACGACTCAACCTCAAAATACACGCTTCTCCACGGCATGTTTTTATTGTCATGCTTCCTCGGATCGTAATTCAGACGAGGTTCAATCGCATTAACTACGTGAACCCAAGCGTCACGCTTGCCCTCCTCGTACTGCTTGCGTACCGAATCGCTCACGTTTTCCAGTCCGAACTCCCCGACCAGCATTGAGACCGTCATCCGGAATTCTCGGTAAAGGGTGTCCACTTGCCCTCGGGAATCGGTTGCAATCGCAAATTCACCGATTGTCAGCGGCATACAGTGGATTACACGCTCGTAATCATCAAGGATAATGGTTGCACTTGTCCCAAAGGCTCCGAGTTCCTCATAGGCCATTTGCAAGGCTCTATAAACGTTTGACTTATAGAACACCATCTGCATGAGACTCGTAACCTTACTCATCCATGCTTTGACTTCATAGCTCTCGTCGAGCTCAGGATTTAAAGTAGTCAGCCTGAACCATGGGCGCGCAGGACTTGTCATGCCGCTCATCATTCCGCCGGAAAGTGTTCTCAAAGCTCTGGTGCCGGTATTATCCAGTATCGCTCGATAGGCATTCCGATTGCCCTTGTTGTTTCCGGAGGGCAGGAACCGTCCGGAACGAGGAAGGAGCACCTCACTAATCTCTCTCCAGTGCGGCATCCAAGTCGATCGTTCCGCCTTAAGATCCTCCCAGCGGCGCCGAACTTGAGTCTTCAGGCTCTCCATCAGGTTATCCTCCTAAAAGGCTTGTACCTTTTCCAAGCTTGAGCTGATTTGGGTCGACGCCTAACGGACTCGTCAGTAACGTAGAACCTGTTTCATTTCCCGTGTTTCCTTCAAGAAGCGAGCCGACATCGGCTTGATTCTGGTTTTGTCTGGCAAACTCAGACTTCTGCTGATTCAAAGCTTTGCGGCTTGCTTCTGCCTGCTGATTGGCAGCTGACTTCTGTGCGTTGCTCGATTTGTGGGCTGAATACATTGAAGCACCTGCTCCAATAGCAGCAGACGCAATGGAAGCTCCGATAACCGTAGCAGTTGTTACTCCTGACATAACTCTTCTCCCTGTAACACATCATCCGTAAATTCTTGACGCGCCTGCCCAAGCGTCTCCGCTTTGGTAGCAAACGACATAATCAGTTTTGTGGGAACGAAAGTCCTGAACACCGTTTTTCTTCCCGGCGGGGACGTAAAGCATGCAAGCCCGTCCACCACAGACGTCCCGCCGTTTACCGTCATCGCGCACCGTCCTACAACAACTAAGGTCGTGGGGACTTTCATAAGTGCACCGACAAGTAAGACGTTTTCGGGAACAATCGCTATTCGCGTATAGACACCTGCGTGAAGTACCTCTTTGATTTCAATCTTCAGCTGAGGGGCCTCTTTGACGCTTTCTTCAATTCCGCGGATCGACAATAGCTCTTGAGGAGAGCAGGCCATTAGCTGCATAAGCCCTCCAAAAAGAAAACGGAATTGGTTTTCTCTGCTTTGTGACTGAGTAGTTTTTCAAGTCTTGATCCGGCCGGCGCCGAAACAAAAAGACCTGCTGAGCCAAATAGAACTGCGGTGTTTCTCGCCCATTGCAAGAGCTTGAGGCCATTATTTCCGGTTCTGAAGGGTTTGCTCAGGAACAAACTCTCTGTAGAAGCAAGCGTTTCTTCTTTGAAGTGCGGTACAAAAGAAAAGACCACAACTACAAAGCCAACCATCGTGTCCCCGTTGAATGCGCCTGCAGCTTTCAAAAGTCCCAGCTCTTCAAGCTTGAGATACTGATCCTCATTGGGAGGTGAAGCAGCCAAGGTTCTGTTTGCGCACTCCTTGGAATACTCTTTGATCAAACGTCGTGCCTCAGGATACGAGAAAAAGTCCTTGGCACTTACGGGACGGATTTCAATCTCTAGCATTTCGCCTCCGTTCTCCCCAAACGCAGAAATCATCCCAAGCGTCTATCAAGACCATGGCTATAGGTTTAACGAGTAAAAGACCTAAAATCACAAGCGCACCTTGCGTTTGCAACGGCAACTCTCCAAAAGTCATTCCGGACATTTCCTATGAATTATTTTTAATCCTTTCCATCTTTCTTAAACATCGCCCGAAGCTCTTTAATAATCAACACGACGCCATAAACTGCGAAAACATAAATGAGGGCATTTTGTCCAAAACTTAATACTGTGTTCACAGGCTTTTCTCCCTGTTGAAACCTAATAACAAAGTCCAACACTGCTATAATCTTTTCCATAGGTACCCTTTTCCAACGTACTACCTATCCGTCCTTTGAAGTTCCTGCTTCAGAGGACAAATTCTTTTCTGAGCATTGTCTATCCCTTTGCTCGCGTTATGTAGACACCCTAAGCGAAGGGGTCGTAGGCATTCCTATCTAAGCCTTGGACATTTTCAGTTCTAGGAGCGATTCCATACTCCGGAAGCTCGTAGGCAAACGTCAAAGCCAGTGCGTCAGCGATATCGGGCGAATGAAGCCCACGTTTTTTCATGGAGTCCTTACTCTCAAGCTTGATCGCACCGTTTGGCAAAATCTCGTATTCTGGAGAAATCAAGTCGGCTAAAAGGCCCTCGTCTTGGGGCAGAAGGCCTTTGTTTTTAATCCATTCTTTCATGCGCCCCCACATCTCGTCGCGCTTAAAACGGTAGGCCGTCGGGTCATCAGCACTCCATCCGAAGTTGACGCCATAGACCTCAAAATACCCGTCGTCTTGCAGAACATCGACGGGGCCTCCTCCCACGCCGCCTTCGTCCACATGCACACGTACTTCCTCGAATCCAAGACGCCGGATACGCGCTATTGCCGCCTTGACCTTAGAGACGACCTCAACCGTTGACAAGCCTCTGTAACGCTCGAATGGAAGTCGTCCGTCACGTCCGATTCTGTAGTAGATCACCGTCTCGTCATTACCGTAGCGAGCCACGTCTACTCCGATAATGGCAAGATTTGCTTTAAGACCTCCACCCGGACGAGCCATCGCTTCTTCAACTGATTTTGTCGGAATAAACTGCGAACTGGATGCGTTAGGAAACTCACCCATGACACGGACACGGAAGAAGTCAGAATCTTCCCCATACTCCTCGAGCCATTGCTGAATCTGCTTTTTATTGGTGATATGACAGGTGCGGGAGTCAACTTTACGAATATCCCAAAACTTAGCCTTGGAGTGGAAACAATCGTAGAAACGGCCGGAAGATCGCGTGGGGTTTCCGAAGAGAAACATCATCGGCTCACCGTCCGTTAAACCGCCTTCGGCAACTTCATAGATGGCGGCAGGAATAGCTGAGGCCTCGTCAAAAATATAGAACGGAGTCGAAGAAGCGGCATGCAGACCGGCAAAGGATTCTGCGTTTTCTTCTCGGCAAGTCAGCGCATCCACTCGCCAAGACTCGGGAGACTCTTTGGAAACAATAGATGTCGCCTTCATATCGAACATATCGGCAACGAGCGAGCGTCGCATCCACTTCGTAATCTCTGCCCATGTTTTTGTTTCGAGCTGGTTGGCCGTATTCGCCGTCACCACGCCTTTGCAATTTGGACGGGTAGCCATAATCCAACACACGAGCCACGCAGTAAAAGCTGACTTTCCGATACCATGCCCGGAAGAGACGGCCATTCGGATCGGATCAACAGCCTGCGAACCGTCGAAGCCCCTCTCCTTAACGGACGCCCCTATATCATCGAGCATTTGGCAGGCCCACTCGTCCGGACCGAATTGGCAGTTTGGGTAACGAGAAGCCCACGGCTCCTTGAGCCTCACGACTGAAGTTTCGGGCAACTCTCCCCATGGAAAGGCCCACATTACAAACCGCAAGGGGTCGTCATAGCACTTCGCCAGTTCGAGATAAATATCATCTTGATTTACAGACATAGAAAAAGCCCACCGTGTAGATGGGCCTAATCATCATTCAAAACCTTTAAGTTATGTAGACAGTTACCTCAAAGAACGTTCAGGCGGATAATCAAGACAGACAGATTCCAATGGAGAAATCATGAGCCTAACGAAAGAAGAAGTCGCCAACTATTTCTTTTCAAAATTCAAGAGACCAACTTGCCCCTTCTGCCAAGAAAGGGACTGGGAAATAGCGACATTCCCATCCAAGGAATTAGCCTTTTTTCAACCTTTAGAAGCTTCTTCCGAAAAAGCTTTGGAAACATACGATCTAGGAACAATTAACGGAGGCCTTCCAAGTCGGCCTGGCACAGCCATCCCTTCCCTTGTCGCCGTCCGGTGTGGCAATTGCGGGTGGGTAGCGTATTTCGACACACAGAAAATAATTAAGGACAAGAACCATGTTCGGTAACGAAAAACTTCTTTGGGAAAAGCTCGATAAAATCGACGACAAACTATCTGGCCCTACTGGGCTTTCTGTCATCAACGCCCGACTGGATGGACTCGAAAAACGTTTGGATAAAATTGAAAATTGTCTAGATTCTGTAGAAGAAAAACTAGAAAACAAACTTGCTACCCCTACCTTCCATTGGTTTTTCGGAATACTAATCACAGCCCTGATTGCGACCTTCAGCACTATCGGTTGGTGGATGCCCCTGTTGCACAATTAAACTAAAGGCCCCATCTGTCGGGGCCTTATGCTTTATTGTTTCGTCTGCTCGAACTCTTCTATCACCTCTTTGGAGTCCTTGATAAACTCTCCTAGACAGAGGAGCAAGTAGTTCATCCCTGCACAGCGAAGCTTGATGTTTTCTAAAGAGACACCATTGTCCAGGGCTTCCTGAACGAGCCTTCTTACCGCATTCATTCTCGACTCAGGGGTTCCTTCGATCCAATCAACAGCTTCTCGATCTCCTGCGACTCCGTGCTGCAAAGCTTCCGTAATCCTCTTTCTGAGAGCTAACGGCTGCTGAGCCATCAGCGCAACAACTTCTTCAGAAGTAACACCTTTAACGTCTACCATTCTTCCTGCTCCTCTTCTCTGAGTTTGACACCTTGAAACACCCATCGGGTTCCAGACATACGACCGTCTTTGATTTTTTCTTTCAAGGCACGAGTGAAAGATGCTTTCGTAAACTGCCCGACCTCCTCTTCGCTGTCCCGAGCCCAGCGCAAAAAGTCATTCCATGCATCCTTACTCTTTAGACCTTGACCGGGTTCTATCTTGCAAGGCTCCAGCCGCTCGGTTCTCCAGCGTTCCAATACGTCTGAGCCTTCTCTTAGTTTTTCTTTTAGGAAACGAACTTCATCTGGGACATTCAGCCCTTCTTTTCGATAACGGGCCAAGCCTTCCAAGACCCAGTTCATTATTCCGGGAAGCTCCTTCCTGAGCTCATCCGTAAGGTTCAAATCTTTTTTGATTTGAGGATCTTTATCAAAGTTCCTCGGGAACTCAAGGAAAACAAGGCGCCGCCAAATACCGTCGTCTGTGGCCTTAATCACGGGGAGATGATTAGTCGAAAGAATCATGGTCCATGTCGGATCGATGGTCTCAACCGTCGACGAATACATTTGCCGAGCGACAACCGGATCGCCGCCTGTCATGCTCTTGATGCCGGCCTCATTCAGACGGGCTCCTTCGTCGGTCTCCTGACCCACAACGAGCCTCGCACCTTTAAGCGCGATCAGATCGGCTCGGGCCCCGCCTACTGTGGAGGCTCCTTTGACAATCGAGGCGAAAGTGTCCGAACTAATGGCTCGATAGTACTCTCCAAACACTCCGGCCAAGATTCGCATAAGGGTCGATTTACCATTGCAGCCGGCGCCGTGGAGAATTATGAAGAGCTCTTCTTTCGTCGTTCCTGACAACGCATAGCCCATTAAAGTTTGGAAAAAGAATGCAAGTTTTTCGCTCCCCAAACACTCCTCAATCGTTCTTCTCCAACGAGGGCACTTGGCTTCAGGATCGTACGAGACAGCCGAGCATAAAGAGATTTTTCTTCGCTTATCGGGCGGCAGAAAGTCTCCGGTGAATAAATCAATGTCCCCGTTGTCCACTCCGAAGTATTGAGTTCCCTTATCGAAATCATTGGCCTTAACCAGATGGGCAAACTCTCGCTTCATATTCGTAACGACACGAGAGACCAAGGAAGAGGCCTTCGCCTTGAACTTCCCGTACTCCGACCAAGCGGCTTTCTGCAGTTCTTCCGGTGCATCTTTTGCTGCCCGAAACATGATGTGCTCTATGGACTGGGCAACCAAAGCTGTCAGATAATCGTTTCCGATCCTGTCCCAGTGCTTGCCATTGAAGAGGTACCATTCGTCGTAGTTTTCAAGCCGCTTTAACTTCCCATCAAAAAGCTTGTACATGCGCTTTGAAAGATCGAACTCCGTGGTCCCGTTTTCAAAATTGTCATGGTACTTGTTGAACTCTTTGATGAGCCAGCGCATGGTGACGGGATCATCATGCGCACCGCGATTAAACGTGCTCCACTTATAGGCCAATGACTCATAGTCTCGATAGCCGGGTTTATCGCACGCCCATTCGTTCCATATCAGCATAGCCTCTTCATCACCCTGAAACTCAAAGTGAAGGGCCATGCCAACTCGGATATAGGTGTTGTAATCAGGCTTATCGATACCGGCGCCATTGACGATCTCTCTAGCCTGAGAAATCGTCAACCCGCAGGGCTCGGTACCGAAGGGATCATCGTCTTTGTTGCCGCCTCCGGAGGCCTGACCTACGGGTTTATAGCCGTGCGCTATTGCGATTCTCTCGAAGGCGGCAATGAGTGCCTCAACCTCTTCTTGAGTAATAATCACTAAGTCCTCAGCTGGAAAGTAGGCTGGCTCGCATTGCTCGTCCGCATTGTCCCAGACATAGGGCATCTGTGTTTTCTCGTGGATGTGATACGCCACAAACTGCTTGCCTTTACCCAAAATCTCAAGACGAATAACCACTCCATCCTTTTCAAAGAACCTACTCGCCCTGCTCTTCCAGCCTGCGGCCGCAGCTCTCAGGATCACGGCCTTTCTCGGAGCTCGGCCGGTACGGACTAATGCAGTTTTCTCGAATCCAAGGATATCAAGAATTTCCTTAACAACTCCTCCGTCGGAGCAATCGATATCCAGGCAGCAAATCGGATTTTCTCCGACCCCGCAAAGGATACCGACACCAGCCGCTTTTTCCGGATACTCTGCACATTCTTTTTCTATGAGTGGGTGCTCCTGCCAGGCTTTACCGATCGGAGCTTTGGAGTTAGGACGGATGGCAACAACCTTGTAGCCATTGGCGACGACCAATGGCCCTTTTTCTCGAATATAGGATTTAGTCATGGTGACCTCCGGCCTTCTTTTCCGCTCCCTTCTCTTCCTTCAAAAGCTGCCTGACAAAAGACCGAATACCTTTCTCAACCAATATGCATCCCGATGCCTCTCCTCTTCCGGTTCGTAATACTGTCGATAGCGCAACGCCAAACTTACTTGCTATAAAAGCAGATGTATAACCCCTCTTCCAAAGAGCGTTAACCATACCTTTCGGCGTCCAGTCCATAGGATGTCCCCTTAAGAATAATAAGCAATATAAAGCAATATTAACACACTTAACTACATTCTAGATTTTTGTTTTGATAATCTGAGAGTTTGATATACTAAAAGCTCTTTTATGCAATATAAGGATAATAAAAATGAAGTATTTAAAAGATAATCTAGAGCGCCTTCTTCAAGAGCAAGGCCTTGCGCCAACTACGTTTGCGACAAAAATAGGATTACAGCCAACCACGGTCCTCAGAATCCTTTCCGGAAAAACGCTCCCCCGTCCCGGTACTATCGCGACTATCGCCAATTACTTTGGTCTGACCTCAGCACAGCTTCTCGGAGAAAGTCAAGAGTCAATCTCTTTCAACGAAAACACACCTCTCATCTCTAGAAAATTAGTTCCGTTGCTGGATAAAGCAGGTGAAGATCTGACCTCTGTCGTAAGAGAACCCGCAGCATCACTTGGCGAAACACACAAATGGGTTACCCTTCCTTTCTCCGTGGAGTCCGACTCGGTCGAACTCGCCGCCGTTGAGGCAAAAGATTCAGCCTTAAAACCAGACATCAGGGTTGGAGACTTCGTCTACCTCCGATTTGACATAAATAGCATTGAAGACGTGCCCGATGGAGCATATGTGTTAGCCGAACCAAAGAACTTTGAATCCGAGGGGCCTTTGCTTCGTAAGTTCGTTAAAGGCAGAGACTTTAACTCTTCCTTCCTCACCTCCACAAATCCCGAATGGCCCAAGGAGAATCTTCAGTGCGAATACGTGTTGGGAGTAGTTATCGGCAGGAGCGGGAGACTTTAGTCAACAATTTACTGAGATCGTAGGAGCCGGGATGACATGGTTGAAACTGGCTGTTGACATCTACCTTTCGATAACGAAAACCATATGAAACTCTTTGTAGATATCGCACAAATAGCTGTAGGTGTATGCGCTTTGTTTAGCCTGTGCATCAGCCTTCGCCTTTTTCATTCTAGGCATGAGCGAAAAAGAAAGAAAAAGTTAAAGAGAAAACGGCCCTCTTTAGACGCAACACTCCAGGACGTGCACTACGATAAGACACCCCCATTTCACCATGGGGATGTGACTCTTGAACTTAAATTCAAGCCCGCGAGGGAGGCGTTTTATTTTGAACAAATTGAAATACATGGAGCAAAGTTTCTCACAACTCATTACTCCACAAAACTTCTCCAATCCGTGGTAAGAGACGATCGGCCAGACATGGTACCTTCACTATTGGAAGAATGTCCCACCTCTAGGGTGCTAGAAGGTTCTTGGCTGTTGCCCTTTAGAAAAGAGGACGATCCCGAGGATCTCGTGTTTTCTTCAATTTTTACCATTAGGGACGTAAAGGCAACCTTAGATCGAGAGATGTCTCTTTCTATACTGCTCAGAGACGGCGCCAGGAACCTAAAGGCGATTATCACAATAAAAAGCATGAACGCTTGTATTACTGCGATAACAATAACCAATGATAGTAAGAAGTTTCCCATTGAAGAAAGGCTCCGTATTTGGTTCTTTAAAAAAGGATTAATTCCTTGCCATTTTGGAAAAGACTGACACGCTCAACCTTTTTCATTCGTTGTGCCTTGCAATCTCTTTCTGGCTGACAGAATCGCCTGAGCCCGATTGTCGTTCATAGCAACCTTCAAAGTGTCGCCATACTTCTCCGGCGCCCACTTCTTGAGCAGCTCTAACCTGGCATTAAAGGCAAGCTTTCTGGCGTACACATTGTCGTAACGCTTGACAGCGCGCACCACCGAGCCGTCTGCTGCCGTGGTCTCAATGACTTCCTCAACCACCTTCGGCGTTGTGGCAATCTCGAGTGCTTCTTCCGCCAAAACGTCGTTGCGTAAGGACTTGGCCTCGTCCAGCGCCTTAGCAAAGTCCGGATCCTTTCTCGCGAGTCTTGCTACCGAACCGGGACCTACTTTGGCCTTCTTGCACCAGTCGGAGATCAAGCCTCCGTTGGCAATGAACTCCAGCAAACAAGCCTTTCGGGACAATGTCCACGAGCCGTCCGCAGATACCGGAATCGGACCGGTGGGTTTCGTGTGAAGCGGCATCACCTGCTCTTTCATTTCGAGCCTGCCTCCCCACTCCCGCTGCTCCTTGACCGGCTTCTTTCGACGCTCGGACACGATTCTTTGGAGCTCTTTTTCCGCCTCCTGCGCATCTTTGGCACCTGTGATGACCCGTCGGATACGGAGCTTCGGCGTCCGATCGCTCATCGTGGCTGCCTCCAGTAACGCACATTGAAGGCTCTTGTCCTGCCGCAGGAGATCGACCAAACGGTTGCTCTGGGCATTTCCATCTTGGCCGCTATCCGGCTGTAAGACCAACCGAGGCTCCGGAGGTAGAGGACGTGTTCCACATCAGACTCCGTGTAGACGGCTCGTGGGTGATCAGTCCCGATCCGCCTATGGGATTCGCTGTAGGGAACAAGGTTTTTCATCCGTTTATTTTTCTCCAAAGCCGGGTTTTGTTTCAGATAGTTTCGTATTTAATTTTTTGTTTGTCAAGGAAATAAAAATATTTTAAGGGTTTTCTTGGCATTTAATTCAAACGGGAAAATTTTTCCCGTTCAATTCAAAATAGTTCAAAATTCACCCCACTACTCGGTCAAGGTAGAGGGCGGAATCGAGCGAAAATTTCGGGGGTGCCACCCGGTGGGGGTCATCATTTTTCAGAAGAATTTTTCTTTATTTTCATTGAGTTATTCAACATAACGGATATTATGTTGAGTGCTTTTCCGAAGGAGCAGCCGGCCCCGCGCGCGTTCTCGCCTTCCACTTGAAATCACTTTTTTCTACCACTTTTGAAAACAAGCGCCGAAAATCTTCTAAATACCTATTACAGTTTTTATTCAAACAGTGAAAATAGTCTCTTTTACAGTTTTACAGGATTTGACAGTTTTTTTATAAAACTTCTATATATGTATATTTACTATTTTCTTCTAATAAAAAAATGTTCTAAAAATAAAGAAAAAAAACGCAAAACTGCAAGGGAAAAATATTCCAACTTAGAAAAATTTCCCCGTTCGGCACCCTAACCCCTCTAAACGGGAATAGTTTTCCCATTCCCCTCCTTTCTTTTTTCCAATTTCCGGGCCCGTTAGTTCTCTCCCCGCTTTCCTATTCTGTATAGGTATTTTCCCTTAAATTCTCTGATATTGCTTTTTGTTTATTGCTTTATATTGCTTTTTAGTGCTAGTATTCAGTTATCGGATTTAATTCGATATACAACTTAAAGCAATATTTAAAGGTAAAAAATATGACAACAAACTTCACATCTAACACATATCCCGCCTACTTGGCTCTTACAGTCCTTCAAAAGATCATTGACGGCCAGGCCCTCCCGGAAGCACCGTTATCGGTTGAAATCCGTAAACCGCTGGAAACTCCGGACGACGAAATTAACTCTTTCTTGTCTGACATCCGTGCTGCCTACAATGTTTTAAATAACCTTGAAGAAGCCGCCCGCTGTTTCGCTGTTTATCAGTGTGCTCCGGCTTGCTTGAATATCGAGCGCCTGGATCTTGTTAGAGACTTGTATCGCTTCTTATCTGATTCCGATGTTTCTAAACTCATTGACTATGCACTTGGAGATATCGACCACGCCGAAAAGGGAGACACGTTAGACCTTTTCACCTTCGACGAAACTCAGGCGCTCATTACTGATTTAGATAATTCCTTCATTGACCCGCTCGATATCAAAAAATACTTTGACGAGGATAGGAAGAATTGTGGTGCCTTCTTATTAGTTGAGGCTGGCGGTCCTACTTTATACGTCCACTGGTTAGATGAGGTCGGCGCCGGTTCATTGAATCGAATAAGCAACAACATAAAAATCGACTGGGTTGCGATTCCAGGCGGGCGCCGTGGTCCATTGGTTATAGATACAGCCTTGCACGGGATAACGGCGGCGCTTATGCCCATGGCAGTTTAGGAGGATCGGACATGTTAGATGATTTCACTGTCGGTAAATATCGTTACGAGGTTTACAGCACTGGGCGCCTGATTACTTGGCTGCGTATTGACACCGAAAACGCCGCCGCCCCGATTGAATCCAGGAGCTTAAAGCCTACGGCTCGGCGCCGTGAAGTGATAGCTGCTTTTAACGCCTAGGCAGCCCCGGAGGACACCGGCCGCCTCCTTAAATCCGGGCCGGGTTCTATAAGTTCATTCTCTCGAGTGGATTTATAAAACAAAGTTTTTAGACCTTTGGGACGATCCCCAAACAGAAATAAGGACGCATCCGGATAAAACCCCGGGCGCGTCCTTTTTCGTTTTTAGGACAAGCGAAAAATGGTTTTTAGAAGGATTGAAATTAGAGCGGTAAGGGCTCCGGAAGCCTTAGACGGTATCAAGGCCTCAGCCAAGTATATCGCTCGTTTAACGATCGATAACAAGCCGGCTCCGGTTGTCTCGTTTATTTATTTTGATTCGAGCTTTTCCGGCTGTCCCTTGATTACTCAGGTCGACGATTTTTCCCGCGCTCTGGTGTATCGCGTCCTAGTGGCAGGCTCAATCCGTGAGGCCCTTCGCACTGCTGCTAAGCAATTAGACAGCGGAAAAGAAAAAATCAAATTTACCGCCCGCGTGGACCTAACCAGGCGCCTGAAGTTCCTTAGTCCGAATTCCCCGATGGTTCAAATATTAAAGGAGTCAGTAAAGCCGGAAGTTTTTCCGGTTCCTATTGAGCACTTGACTAACCCCGTGAACTCATAAAAGGAGTTTATTTAAATGAGCATTGAAACTGAACTTAAAACATTTAATGAGCATTTTGGACGCTTCATTAAAACTGAAGAAGAAAAAACGGCCGCGATTTCTAAACTTGCGGATGCGATTTCTCAGGCAGTCATTAGCCCCGCAAAAATGCGAATGCAGCCCTCTCCCACCCCCGTGCTGAACGAGGCGAAAATGGCTGAAGTTCCTTCCGCGCCTGTCCAAGCACCTAAACAGAAGCCTTCTGAACCTCAGACGAAAGAAGTGCCTACAGAAGTATCGGAGAAAGAGCAGTCGATTGAGACTGACAGTCCAACCCAAGAAATGTTGGAGCAAGCAACAGCAACAGTTAAGAAGTTGTGTGAACAACTGTGCAATGCCTTGGGCGGTCGAAAACAGGTTGTAGAGTTCATCAGATCTTTCGGTCACGGAGGAAACGCTAAGGAATTTTCCTATGAATTAAAGCTCAAGTTCATTGAGTTCGCTTCTCAGAAACTGCAATCCCTGGAGGCTACTCATGCCTAGCATCGTCCCCATTATTGAGACCGGAGAGCACAAACATTCCTTTTTACAGCCCTCTTCAGCTTTCCGTTGGCTAGATTGCGTAGCCGCTCCTTGGGAAGAGCAAGAAGCAGTTAAAAAGAAACCTTCTCTAGCTGATGCCGGAGCCTATGCCGACGAAGGTACAGACGCTCATTCGGTTGCTGAGCAGTGCTTATGCATTATGTTTTCGGAAGGCAAAGAGCCTGATGAAATCGTTCCTGAGATTCTTGATGAATCCCTCAGACCTCACATTAAAGCCTATCTCGAGACCGTTCGGGATACGTATTTTGAAGAGCCCGAGACCGCGGGTATTGAGACGTCGGTCGATCTCTCGCTTGTTGTCGGAGTCAAAGACACTTGGGGTACCGTTGATTGCTACGTGATAAGCGGCGGAGAACTCTATGTGTTTGACTACAAACACGGACAAGGAAAGATTGTTAGCGCGAAAAAGAACCCGCAGATGATGCTCTATGCGCTCGGCATCTTATCCAGTTTTGAATTCGCAGATATCCAAAAGGTTCACCTTTGCATTGTTCAGCCCCGGGCTGACAACATCTCTAAGTGGAGTACTACTCGCGGCGAATTACTCCAATGGGTACCGGATGCAGTTCTTGCCGCGGCAAGGGCAAATGAAATTCGAAATGACAAAGCGGCTATCGATGAGGATTACGCCCCGGATGTTGAACGGTGCCAGTGGTGCAAGGCTAAAAACTTCTGTCCTGCTCGTTCTCAATCCCTCAGTTCTGCCCTTTCTCTCGATGTAGAGCTTCCGGCGCCGGCTATCAGTGAAGCCGAGATGCTCGGTCGAATTTTCAACAGCATCCCTATGTTTGAGAAGTACTTCAAAGACGTCGAGGAAGAAATCAAAGACAGAATCCTCAAGGGCAAAAACGTACCCGGAGTGAAGCTTGTGGCCGGAGGCCTCGGAAACCGCACTTGGAAAGATGCAGCGGAAGCCGAAGCTCTTCTGAAGAAGTTCAAGGTTCGCCAAGATGATATGTATGTCCGCAAAGTGATCAGTCCAACTCAGGCTGAAAAGCTTTGTAAGAAGCTCCTCGACCCGGAAAACAAAGAAAGTAAGCGAACCGTCATCGGCTTAAAAACTCAGTGGCCGCAGCTTAAAGAGCTCATTGTCCGGAAGGAGGGAGCACCGAAACTAGTTCCGATCACGGATCCTGCACCTGCGTTATCTCTGGGATTTGAAGAAGACGATTTCAAGGATAACGGAGATGGAAATCAACCACCAGCAGCCTAAGGATAGAAACCAGCTTTTACCGCCGTTTGCTCAAGAGCTTCTTAAGCGAGCGGCAAAAACAGGCAGACCTTATTCAAAAGAGCGTCTTGCCGCCATCGATAAGGCCATCCAAACCATTAAACGGTCTTGTCCACAATACTTTAAGGAGTAGTCATAATGACTAAGAAAACCAACGTTATCGTATTGAAAGAGGTACGTATTGCCTTCCCTCACGTTTACACCCCTGTCCGTCCTTATGGAACGGAAGATAAGACTGAGGAAGAAGTCTCCAAACTGAAGGAATGGAGCGCTCAGATTCGCATTTCCAAGGAGCAGTTTGATCAGGTTAAAGATCTGATCAGTAAGGTTGCTCAAGAAAAATGGGGGCAAAAAGCAACTCAGATGCTTAAGAAAATCGCCACGAACTCTCCCAAAAACATGTGCTGCCGAGAATTTGAAGACGAGAACACCGGTGAGACTTACTACGCCATCAACGCCAAACGCAAAGAATACAGAGGCAAGAACGGTCAGGGCGGAAAGAATTTTCCTCCGCAGACCCTCGGCCTCGACTGGAGACGTGCAACGACAGAAGACGATCCGGAGGCTATCACTGACGGATGTGTTGCTAACGTCAAGCTTTCATTTTTCTGCTACGACCAAGTTGTTACGGGTGTCGGATGCGATCTGTGCGCTCTGCAATTCCTGAAATCCGGAGAACCGTTCGGTAAAGGCGGAGTAAGGGTTGAAGACGGAGACTTCCCTGACCTGTCCGCCCAATCGACCGTCGGCAACATGCCTGAGAACGAGGAAGACCCCTGGTAATTAAGGCAGATGCTTTATCATAGAGGCATTCATTCGAGTGCCTCTTGATAAGGTAAGGACGTGTGCAGTCGGGGACGCTTCCCCGGGCCGGCTACAGGCGTGTCATAGCCTTTACCACCGGTTCTAAATAGAAGAGCGCTTCTATGCACGTTCTGCCTCCAAATTTTTATCGGAGACACTTGAATGGATTCTCTACCTATCGCCTATTTTGACCTAGAAACTTTCAGTTCCGTCAATTTAAGAACCCGCGGCACTCATGCGTATGCAGCCAGCCCGGACGCCCGAGTCCTGCTTTGGGGCTATGCCTTAGACGATGCACCCGCCAAAGTTTGGGATGTACACAATGAACCAATGCCGCCGGATCTCCTTAAAGCACTTGAAGAAGTCGGCCTAGGAAAACGGCTTCACGTATGGCAAAACGGACAGGCGTTCGATACCGTCTTCCTCTCTTATCAGACCAACGGAGGCCCCACCCTGCCGCTTGAGACACTAGTGGACACCATGCTCATTGCCTATCAGCATGGCCTTCCCGGGAATCTCGCAGGGTTATGTGAAGTTTTCCGACTGCCTCAGGATAAGGCAAAAGACAAAGACGGCCTGCGTTTAATCAATCTATTTTGCAAGCCAACACCCTCTGGAAAGGTCAGGAATAAGCAGACTAATCCGGAAGATTGGGCGAAGTTTATCAATTACTGCCGTCTGGATATCGAATCCATGCGCGAAGTTTATAAACGACTCCCAAAAGTAAATTGCACGCCTATGGAGCAAAAGCTTCAGGTCTTAGACGCTGTTATTAACCGCCGCGGTATCTGCGTCGATATGGACTTAGTGCACGGTGCGATTCAAACTGCAGAACTCAATAAAAAGCTTCTTGCAGAAAAAACAAAGAAGCTCACAGGCGGTGAGGTCTCCGCAGGAACTCAGAGGGATGCATATCTGAAGTGGTTAAACGAACGCTACAACCTCCAGATGACCTCTTTCACAAAAGCAGAAATAAATAAACGGCTGGACGACCCGGACGTGCCTGAGGAAGTCAAAGAGCATCTGCGCAACCGTGTGAAGTCGGCCAAAAACTCCGTTGCGAAATTTAAAAAGATCGAGTCAATTGTCGTTGGAGATCGGCTTAAAGGGACCATGCAGTTCCGCGGCGCAGCCCGTACCGGACGATATGCAGGACGACACTTTCAGCCTCAAAACCTAGCTCGTCCGACGCTCGCAAATGACGAAATTGAGCTTGCTATTTGGTCTCTTAAAAACAATTGCCTTGTAGATATTTGGGCCGATCCGGGAGAGGTCTTATCCAATTGCGTGAGAGGCGCCATTGTTGCACCGAAAGGAAAGAGGCTCTGCATCGCAGACTATTCAAACGTTGAGGGCCGCGTGCTGGCTTGGCTTGCAGGAGAGACATGGAAGCTAAACGCATTCATGGAATACGACACTCTGCTTACCAAAGACAAAGAGTGGAAACTTCCTTACAGGGACGGCTGGGATTTTGATTGGGCGACAAACGAAAAAGGCGAACTGATCCATAAAGGACATGACCTCTACAAACTTACCTATGGCAGAACTTTCAACGTTGATCCGGAAAAAGTCACGAAAGCTCAACGACAGATGGGAAAAGTGCTGGAACTTGCTATGGGCTACCAAGGCGGACCAAAGGCCTTCTTAACATTCGTGGAAAACTTCCACATCGATGTCGAAGAAATGGTCGCTGCTATTCGCAAGGCAGTTGATCCGTCGTTGTGGATCCAGAATCAAGGAAAGCTCGACTGGGCGATTAAAAAGGGACTTGTCGAGGACATGACGCCTGAAACTTGGGTGGCCTTCTCTTCTGTTGCAGACGCATGGAGGCGAGCCAACAGCCGCATTACCGCACTTTGGGAAGCTTTGGGTAACGCTTGCCAAGAAGCTATCGGAACACCAAACCACATCTTTAATGCAGGCAAAAAGTTATCCGTCAAAAGGCAAGGCGCTTATCTGTATGTCCGATTGCCCTCGGGAAGAAAGCTTGTTTATCCGGCGCCGGCTCTCTCCAGTGATCACTGCGACATGACCTATTACGGCATTGAGCAGTACTCAAAAAAGTGGAAGCCCATAAAAACCTACGGAGGCCGCTTAGTTGAAAACGCAACGCAGGCCGTAGCTTGCGATCTGCTGCTTGAAGCGGGCCCTCGCCTAGAGGAGGCCGGGTACGAGATCGTTCTATCTGTACACGACGAGTACATATGCGAAATACCTGATGACGAAACACGAAATCATCGACAGATGGAGGAGCACATGTCCGCACTGCCGGATTGGGCCGAAGGACTCCCGCTTGTAGCAGCAGGATTTGAATCTTACAGATATCGGAAGGAGTGAGTTATGGACAAGGTTTTCTATTTTTCATTTGGAGCGGCAGTCGGCGCCTCCCTCATGTGGCTGGTCTGTCTGCTCTGCTGGTAATAAGGAGAAGTAAATGTCATCAGGATTTTTGGCTAAGCAACTCTTTGGCACGTTGAGCATCCAGATAGGGCTTCACCCAAATTTCAACGAGTTGATTTATCAACCTGGAAAGAATCTGAGCCATTTCAAGGTTATCCGAGCCTTCCATGTTAATAACACCCGGATGCGCATATTCATTACCGATCACCCTACAGACATGAAGAAGTTCTTTGATGTGGGCGCTAGCACCAAGAGATTCAATGCGATCGATAAGACGAGCCTTTTCTTTAAAACCTTCCGGACTTTCAAGTCTCCCTGCGTAATTAACAAGGAGCTCCAAAGAAATTCTGAGCAGCGCGCAGGCTGCGCGCGGAGAAAGGTTAATGATGCTTTGGGCTTCTTTAAAGATTTCTTTCGCGTCCTGAGGCATTTCTTCTACAGGGAGAATTCCTTTTGGAGTAGGCCATACGATCTCGTTTTTAATCCAAAGAACCGGACGGGCACAACCAAGGCATTTAGTTACGCAAAGGAAGTCCTCCTTGTAGCAACTAGCAACGTCTTCAAGTTTTACAGGCTTAAGGTCGTAGGTAGGGCGAAATTCAACGTAGCTCTTCACATCAAAAGGCCCAAACTCCCCTTCAATTACAGGATGGATTTCACTAGCAGTTTTTGCTCCGCAATGCGGACAGACATATGAAGAAGGAAGACACATGGAAAACTCCAAAAAGGATTTATTTGAGATTTTAAAGGCAAGATCTTCAAACGTTTCATCATTTTTTAACGCCGTCCAGCTGGCAGAAAGAGATCTAAGCGAAATTAAAAATCTTGCAATCAAAAGAGGTTCCGGAGAATTAGTTGACGTTAGAGCTTTGGTCGCAAAAGTTATAGCAGCCAAGAAACATTTGGACGAAGCACTCGTTTTTTGTGTGGAGTCTCAGCTGGAGAAAAACAAATGAATAAAGACAAACTGAAAGAAGCTTTAGTTATCGGAGTAAGTGCAGCAGTGCACCTGAAAAAAGACAAGCGTTTTGTCGATGTTAAGCCTCTCGTTCCCGTCGTCGACGGACTACTGGCTAATGCTGATCCGAAGTTCATAACGATTACCGCAGTCGGGGAAAGCAACGAGCCCTACTTGGTTGTTTTCACAAAGGAAATGGCAAAGGAAACAGCGGACCGCTTCTATGAATTTATCAAACGCCTTGAAGGCGAGGAGAAAACAAATGGATAAAGAAACATTGCAGGAATGGATCGGAGGATTCGCTTTCCTACAGGAAATCATTGGCCGAAAGGAGTACGAACTTGAAATAGCGGATTTTCCTGACCTCGACGGAAAAGAGTACGAGGTATGTGAAGCCGTTCATGACGCTCTCGGAACCGCTCGTGAAGCTCTTTCCCGCGCGTCTCGCAAGATTGACGCATATCTGAAGGAGAACAAATGACCACTGAAAAGACCGAAGCTAAGGAAGGCTATGAAGGCGGTTATGAGGCAGGCGTTAAAGCCGCTAAAGAATCTGCTTACGCCCGCGGATATCAGGCCGGATACAACGACGTTATCCAGCGAGAAATAGAAAACTCTCAGAAGTATTTCAAGCGGTATGTATTGGAGAAAGATAAATGACAGCCCCTGAAAGTCAAGTGACTCAGATCATAACGAGGTGGCATGAAATCCTTACTCGTTCTCAGATCTCTATCCGTCAAAGGATAAAAACGATTGAACTTCTATTTGATCTCGACCTACTCGATTTTAAAGACGAACGCAGGCTTTATAAGGCAAACCTTGAAGATTTAATCGTTGCTTACAACGCACTTGCAGCAGTCCACCGCAGGACGAAAAAATATCTGAAGGAGCACAAATGAATCTTGAAAAGCTGAAAAAAGCTGAAATCGTATACGGCGAAAAGCTTGACCACCCCGACGATACCTACGGCGACGGACACATCGGTTCTGAAATCTCCGTAACTGTCGAAGGCTATGGGTTTACGGCAACCGTTTCAGCGGCAGACGCAGAGTATCTCGCTCGCGCAGGTCGTGTCGTTTCGGCACTGATGGATACAGACGTCTCGGTGGAAAAGGAACCTACTAACAGGCGAAGAAAATGATTAAGTTAATCCAAATAAGAAACTGCGTTATCAACATGGAACACGTCGTTTTCATTGAGTACGACAAGGACAGCAAGTCCGTAACCGTTGGGACTATCGATGATACTCACAAGATTGACGATGTTTCTTTTTCTGATTGGCAGGGTGCCGTCAATGCTTTGAGTCGCATGATGAGAGTTTCATGATGAGGGTTTCGTATGACAACGCCTGAAGGACAAAACACACTTTTCCTAAAGAAAGCGTGCAAGAAGCTCGGTATCTCAGCGTTCAAGCTATCGTTTGAAGGAACAATCGGCGCACCGGATTGGCTTCTCATGCGAGACGGCAAGCATATTTTGATTGAGCTCAAAGCTCCGAAGCGCGGCAAGCTTTCACCTTCACAGCAGCGCATGATTGATCTCCTTTCAGAAGAAGGCGGTTTTGAAGTCTTTGTCTGCAATAACGAAGAGTCGATCAGAACTGCTATCTGCTGGGGACTTTTCGGTGGTATGGATGTGACGAGGGATTTATGAAATATACTCCACGCTCGTATCAGGAAAAGATTATCCGGCACATCATGAGCCGAAAACGCTGTGCCGTGTACGCAGGTATGGGGCTCGGCAAAACGTCTGCCACCCTGGAAGCCATCCGTCGAATCAGACTTAAGCACCCGAAGCTCAAGACGCTCATTATTGCTCCCTTGCGGGTGGCTCAAAGTACATGGCCAGATGAACTCAAAAAGTGGACTGACTTCAAAGGCCTCCGAGTATCGGTGGTTTGCGGCAACCAGCGTCAGCGAGTACAGGCGTATGAGACGTCGGCAGATATCTACACGATCAACTATGAAAATATTCCCTGGCTCGTCAACTATTGCGGTGATAAGTGGAAGTTTGATCTGATTGTTGTGGATGAGGCCACGCGTCTCAAGGGTTTCCGCTCTCGTCAGGGCACGCAAAGAGCAAGGATTCTCGCTTCTGTTGCCTACCGCTCTCAAGGTTTCATTGAACTTACGGGAACACCGGCGCCTAACGGTCTGCTCGACTTGTGGGGCCAGCTGTGGTTTATCGACAAAGGCAAAAGACTCGGCAAGTCATTCTCGGCCTTCCAAAAGAAATATTTCTATCCGATCGCGCATGGAGGAGCAGCTCAGCGCTGGTGTGAGTGGAGGCCTTTTGAAGGATCAGACCAAAAGATTAGAGCCCTTCTCTCTGACGTTGCGATAACCGTAAACCCTGAGGACTATTTCGATGTGGCGAAGAATATTTTTAATGACATTGTGGTTGAACTGCCTAAGAACGTCATGCGTCAGTACAGGAAATTCGCTCGTGAGCTCTATCTTGAACTTGCAAGCGGAGAAGAAATTACGGCCGCAAACGCTGCGGTCAAAACTAATCGCCTGCTGCAAATGGCAAGCGGTGCGGTCTACACTGAAAACGGCGAAGGGTACAACATCATCCACACTGCAAAGATCGAAGCTTTGGGATCTGTTATTGAAGAAGCTAATGGTGCGCCGGTGCTGTGCGCCTACAGTTATCGACATGAGGTGGAACGTATCCGTCAGGCTTTCCCTTTCGCCAGAGTGCTCGACCAGTCACCGCAGACTATTCGTGATTGGAATGAAGGAAAGGTCCCGTTGCTACTCGCTCATCCGGCATCTTGCGGTCACGGACTTAACTTGCAGGACGGAGGAAACATCCTTGTGTTTTTCTCCTGCACTTGGTCACTCGAACTACACGATCAGATCATTGAACGTATCGGCGCGGTCCGCCAAGCTCAGGCAGGCCATGATCGTCCGACTTTTGTTCACTACCTTATAGCCAAAGGAACGCTCGACGAGGCAGTTAAAGAACGGCTTGCTACCAAACGAGATGTGTTAGATGTACTTCTGGACAGGAAGCAGGAAATCTTAGGGGACGATGATGACGATTGAGCAGCAAGTGCGAATACTAGCTACAGCCGGGAAAACTCCGTACGAAATCGAGGAAGAGTTAGGGTTAGCGCACTACACAATCCATCTCTCCTACCACCATGCACTAATGGTTGGATACGAAAGAAGATACTCCGGTCTCAGCTCAGACGATAAGGATTATCAAAAAGACTATTACGCGAGAAACCGCGAGTGGATCGCCTTCAAGAAAAAAGAACGGCGGGCAAAGGAGCAAGAAAATGGCCAAGAACAAAAAGCCGCGTAAGCCATACAAAGCAAGACCCGTCCATTGCTCCGGATGCTTTTACCCGAGAGAATGGATCAACGAGATTAAAGACATCATTAACAAAATCGGTCTTGTAGCAGAGATCGTTCTCCCTCGAGGTACGGCAACGGACGACCAGATGCATCAGCTCCAGGATCTGTTGAACTGGGGCGGCATGCTGATGTTTGACCGGAAGTTCAAAGGCCAGGAAGCGGCGGTCGCTGAGTTTCGCGAGCGTCATTACAAGGCCCTTCATGCTCAGGCAAACATCGTACAAAGAAAACGCAGCAGAGTAACGGCCCACTACGTTGCCCGAGCCGAAGAGCTGAAAGACCTTCAGGGTGTATGCGCGGAGATTGTTGAGATGCTCAAAGAGGCGCTCGAGCTTGCACCTCAAAGAACGGTCCGGGAGTTCCTGGCAGCAGTTCAGATCGTGGACGAACAGCACGCTAAAAGTACAGAGCACGGCGTTAAAGAGATCGCCTCTTCAGCAAGAGCCGTGCTTAATCAGCGCCACTTTAGGAGGCCAGCTAATGGCACTCGCGAAACGCAGAAAACCAATAGAGACGTTGCCTGATTGGTGTCTAAGAAGGAAGGACCTTTCTTATTCTGCACGGGTTCTGCTCTACTTCTTTCTCTACAACGTCAACCTTCGAGGCAGAGTGACATTGACCCGTTTGCAGGAGGTCTCAGGTCTAGCCTATGAGACGCTGAGAAGAGCTCTTAAGGCTTTGAAGCTACAAGGCATCATCTATCAGGAACTCACGGGCCCTACTCGTTACGACGGGTATGCCTACTCTTTAAGCATCAAGCGCCTGAAGGAGCTAGGCGCACCCAACGTGGAAGAGTTTTTCAGAGGTTATAAGAATGAAAGATAAATTGACATTGATTGCAGACCATTACGGTCTGGGAACTCAGCTTTTAAAGCTGGCAGAAGAGTGCTCGGAATACAGTGCGGCTTCTGCCAAGTGGAACGTATACAACCGACTGCTAAGCAAGACAGGCCGCAACCGCTTCAAAGAAAAGAGAGATGCCGCGGCAGTTGACTGCATGAAGGAGCTTGCCGATGTGCTGGTTCTTGCCAGACAAGTCGAGTACCTGATGGAAAGCGACCCTGAGTTTAAGACCGAAGTTGAGAAACTCATGGATGCAAAGTGTGACCGTCAGATCTCCAGAATCGAGGAGGAACTTCAGAGCACCCAGAGCGATAAGCTCGACCTTAAGGACACCATCGACTTCATGCTCTCCGGAAGTGTTGAGGAGCGGATGATTGCAGAGTATCAGCAGCTTGCAATCAGAAAGAACAAACTCGGTAATTTCTTGTGGGCAATCAAGCAAGGCAAGACCGCTCCCATTGATCCTGAGCTCCACAAAAATCTATGGCAGCAGTTCAAGGCTATGACCAGATACAAGAAGCTCCTGGAAGAAAAGGCTCGTCTTATGAAAATGGATTTGAAGGAGATTTGCCATGTCTGATCTTGTCAACCATCCTGCGCATTATGAAGAGCAGTCCATTCGCTTAGAGCCGATCGATTTCTGCGAGCGTCTGCCCTTTTGCCTCGGAAACACCATCAAATATTGCTTTAGGGCAGGACACAAGGAGGGCGCCTCGGAGGTACAGGACCTTAAAAAAGCTTTGTGGTACCTGAAAAGGCAGTCGGAAAGCCACTTCTCCTTGCATTTGTCGGACTCAGAAAGGCATGAGCTTTCATACTGGTACGCCTGCTTCCTAAAAGACAAAGGGGTGCTCGGGGCGACGGTCAAAAAGTATTACGAGACTCCCGTCAGATATAACTTTAGCTTTTGGACCGCGCTGCAAGAGTGTATCGAGAACCGCATTAAAGTACTGATTGCTTTGGAAGAGGTCAGAAGAAGTAACCCCGTGGAGGATAAAAAATGACCAAACAGATTCTCGGCAAAAGTGATATCGCCGCTCGCACAGGACGTCACGTTAAAACAATAGAGCGCTGGATCCGTGAAGGTTTCTTCCCTAGCGGCCGTTACATGAAAGGCCGCCGGGTATGGACGGAAAAAGAATTTTCAGACTGGTTCGCTAAGTTGCCCGTCCGGCTGCAAAGCAAGAACAGCATCAGCCCAGGCCTGCATGACGGGGCGGCGTAACTCCAGCAAGTCGCTTCTTTGATAAGCTTGAACGACAGCGTTGCCGACAGAGTGCATCAAACACTTCTCCGCAACGCTGTCGTTTATTTCATTCTCAGCCGCCCAATCTCGGAAAGTCGAGCGAAACCCATGCATCGTGGCATTTGTCCCGGTCATGCGTTTAAACATCGTAGTAAGTGAATACTTGCTACCCTCCTCGCCATTGATAGCAAACACAAACTCACTTGTGCGCTCGATAGATTTCAGCACTTCCAGAACTTGGCGACTCAGCGGAACTCGATGTGGATAGGGTTTGCCATCTTTACGTCTCTCCGGCGGGATGCTCCAAATATTATTTTCAAAGTCAAACTCCGACCATTTAGCCCCGCTTGTCTCTCCTACTCTGCATGCTGTCAAAATCGTAAATACAATGATTTGGCGAGTTCTATTATTCGTTGGTAGGAAGATGCCGATTTTTTCTTGTAATTCCTCAAAGGGCATGGAGGTGTAGTGCTGAACTGTCCTAACCTTAGATGGTGGTGGTAAGTATTGGTCAAGGTTTCCCTTCCACAGAGCACAATTAAATTCCAAGTACCCGTCGTTTACAGCATAGGCAAGAATGTTTTCTAACCGAGTCCGGATCTTCTGCGCAGTCTCGTTCTTGACTATCCATATTGGCTGAAGGACGGCCAAGATGTCCGTACGCTTGATCTCGTCTATTCTTTTATTTCCGATGACTGGATAGACGTAGGTATCAAAGTACTTCACCATATTGCTGTAAGTCTTCTCGTTGCGCCAGCGTTTCACATCTTTGATCTTCTCCAAAGTTTGATCAGCGAAACGTCTAAAAAGCGGCGTATCGTCTTTCAGATACTCCTCTTCCAAATTCTCTTTCTTTGTTTTCAGTAATGACTCGCCAGAAGCTAACTTACCCAGGAATTCTTTGGCAGTATTCTTGGCTTGAGTAAGATCAACCTTGCTAACGGGGCCGATAGACTTATCGTAACGTTTGCCGTTTAACATGTAGCGAAATACAAAGCGTCTGGTATTGCCCCGAACGATATAGACTAAGTTCGGCGCAACCGTATAGAAGCCCTCCGGCAGGGTCAGATAATTCTTCAGCGTAACCTTTGTTTTCATCGTAATAAACACTTCAAAAACACCACATCAAGCATAACAAAAATAATCTTCTTCTGTTCCTTAACGCTCCTAATCGGAAAATTTTTCCAATTAAAAATTGTTATTTTGTATTTGTTTTTAAAGGATTTTTATAAACAATGTTCCAGAGTGCTCCACTTGTGAACCCCCTGCAATCTTTACAAGGTTAGAAGATTGCCTGGCGCGCCACTGATGGTCCAAAATTCGAAAGAATTTCGGACCTTCCTTTTTCTAGTTCCCTCTTCAAAACTCATCGTCAGCTTTATTGTCCGTCCTTCGTTGTTCTTCCGAAGGCTTCCGGCCTCCTTAAGATATTGCAGAATTTAGTGCATCTGGCGGAGGCCGATCTCAGAACAAACAGCCTCTGAGATTTTGCGTTTTTCAGTGATCTAGCCGGAGTTCGGCTCCGGCATCCTCGTTAAATTTC